AACATCTTTTCACAAAGTAGTTTACGTTGTTCTGGTGTATTTTCACGATATTTAAACTGGCATTCATTATCATACATACATAACTCACTGCCAGTTCTACAATAAGCATGTTTATTAACACAACTCTCTGAATTGGAACACTGCTCTAAATTATTAATAGTTCCAACCGTATTGCGATATTTATTACTATTTTTAACAGCCATAGCCGTTATTAAATAATTGTTGTATTCTTTATATTTAGCCTCTGGAACACCATAGAAATATCCATTAGATTCCAATAACCAATTATTATCAGATGTTTTGATAGCCACACCTGATTCAGTGTTTAATAAAATATAGAAAACAGGATTATATGGTTTATTATTTTTACTTAACACACCTTTATTATCAATCTTATATAGAAATGAGTTTGATTTTAATGGTAATGCCATGTCATTAGCCTGGTAGGTTGATTGTGATTTTAGAATATCATCATATTTTTTCTTAAGACCATCTAGCTGTTTTAGTTTTATCGCAACATCATTTCCAGGTATTAATTCGTATTTATTGTTTCCTAAAACTTTTTTGTATGGCTCGCTATCATTTAATTTCGCATATAGTGTACCTGACTCATCATATATTAGAAAACCATTAGATATGTTGATTAATTCGCCCTTATATTTTACTTGGGCTTGGTCAATAGATTGTATGTAATTTTTCTTAGATTTATCGATGGATTGTAGGATATTATTCCATTCATTTTCAACCGTTTTACTCTCCTCCAAAGAAGTATTTGAAAAACGGGTTTCTAATGTTTGAGATATTTCTTGTAACCAATTACCCTGTATTGTTCTGGCATAGATTTTGTTATTTAGAATGATTATTCTATCAAATTTTAGATTTAATGCTATATCTTTATTACTTTTGAGGTCAGTTTTCAGAATTGAATTGTTAGACTGGTCTATACTATATAGATAACCAATACCTGTTTTTCTATCACTAACATATAAAGGTTGTTTATCATGAATAGTATAATATAGTGAGAGTGTATTAAGATTTTTGGATGTATTTATAGAATCAGCAAATAGACGAGATTGATACGCAGAATTAAATGATGAATTAATATCAGATATGGTTTTAATGTCAGATATCTTCACAAATTTATTGTTGAAATCTAAAAACCAATTATTATAATTATCTAATACATAAACATTATTATTGAATTTATAAATAATCTTAGCTTGAATGTCAGTATTTTCCACTTTTTTTAGAGTGGTGTTTAATTTTCTTATCTTACTATTATTGATAGTGTATTCAACATTGTGTCCGCCAACAGTTGCTTTAATTGGAAATGCGTCTCCTTCTAAATAGATAACAGCTCCTTCATTATCTATTTTTTTATTACTAAATTCACCTAATGTTTTCTTTTTGGAAATTAGACTAATAGCCATATTTGATAGTCTATTTAATAAAAACTTATCATCTACACCAATCCAAGTGTTTTTATTTTCCAAATACCATTGGTTGTTATTTGATTTATAGACATAGACTTTATTGTTTAATAATAAGATGATAGATGCTTCACCTCCAATATTAGGTTCATTTGAATTTATGATATTTTTTCTAACTATTTTTGGTTCTTTATTGTTATTTGCTACAAGAGTGTATTCATATGTGCCGTTTTTGAGTGGCTGTTTATCACCAAAAATATAGATTTTATCAAGACCATCGCGATTGGTGTCTTTACTGCCTTTACCACATACTTCTATATCAAATACATTAGAGAGATTATCCAGTCTAGATGATGAGATTAAACCTGAGTTTAGCTGTTTTCTAATAACGGTATTTTTGACACATTTTTCGTTATTAGATGAATTAGCATCGCTAATCATGTTATAATAATTACCTATACGTATAGAATCGTATTTGCGATGTTTTTCATATTCAGGCATTTCCATATTTTCCTGCGTCTTTGGCTTTAATTCAAGAATTAAAAAGACTATTATAATTAATAATATAATATTTATTAGCAACATTATATTATTATATAGATAAAATTAAATGACATGATACCCTATAATTTAGATTCTAGGTTTATTGTTTATAGTATATTTATATACATAGTCTATAAACCCGTCATGTAATTGTTCGATTGATTTAATTAATATGCCTTCACTCTTTAGGTCGCTAATTAATTGTGTAAATAATGTGTTAATATCATCTTTATAATAATTATAGAATTCGTTTTTATTGAACGATAGAACACTATAATATGTGCCAGGTCTAACAATCATAGTTATAAAATATATAAATATCTATTAAATATATTTTATATATATATTTTTAGCTTCCAATTTCTAATCCACGACGCATTAAATCAGGTTGGATGGTAGATTGCATCCAAGGGCCGACGGCGACTTGAGGATTGGGTGGTTCAGAACGAAGTTGGAGGTTGGAGTTTCTCATACTTGAACCAACGGTATTAATACCGACGTGATAGCCAGAGTTAAGGAAGTTTTGATCACCTAATTCACCTTGACCATTGGGGTTAACTTGAGCCCATACACTGTTAGCATCAGAGGGTAATAATTCAGCAGGGTTGAGTTGGTCCTTAGGAAAGCAATCATTGGGAACTTGGTTATCGTTAAGATTAAAACTGTTTTTAGAGTCTGAGGCGATATCATCGATTACCTTATATGTTTCGTTTTGACCAATAGGTTCAGATGGTGTAACAGCGAATTGACCACCTTGAGGAGCAAGGTTATCTTGATAAGTAAGATTGTCGGCAGCTTTTTGCTTTTCGGTTCTATAATTCTCCATCATTTCAATCTTTTTATTAGTAGCTAGATTATTCTTGCTTACGAAATAAAACAAGGCAGCGAGAGCTAATCCTACAATTAATAAGGATACTAAAGGGTTCATTATATATATTACGAATAAAGATTTTTATTTGCGTATTTTTCCATTTTAAATAAAACAATCTATTTCTAAATATTTTTAATAAAAATATTTAATATTAATATATATAATGGCTAGAAACAATAGTTCTAAACGTTCTAACTCCCTAAAGAATAAAAAGCAAAACTATATCCCAAAGAATCTCGTTGGTGGTTTTATTCGCGGAGATGTACAGCAATACGCTTATGGTTGTGGGACAAATCCTCTCGCACAATATCATCCTTATGATTTATTCAATGGATGTAGCGGAAACTGTAGCGCTGCTCCTGTTCAAAATGCTGGTGGAAAAAGAAATAATTCTAGAAAATTAAATCGCAAATCCAACCTCTATTACAGATACATCTAAATTAAATAAGTAAACTAACTAATTTAATTTATATTTAGCACAAATTATCAACACCCTCCCAAGTTATACCACAAGCACGTGCCTCTGCGCATGCCTTCATTCTACCTTCAGGAGTCTCGGTGCCAGTAAATTTCATTACACCCATAGCCTTAATACGGCCATCTGCTCCCCTAGGACAGCTACCAAGATTGTGGACATTTTGGCAACCCTTCTCACCTAAATCAGCCCAATAGTCAGGGCATCTGTTATAAGAAGGAGGCCAGATATTTTGTCTCTCCCATATAGCCTTTAATTCCTGGTATTTCTTAAAAAACCAAAGAGCAAATAGAATTGAACCAATAGTTAAAATTACAATGCCTGTAATAAATGCCGCACCAGCTTCTACCATATTGATATATATTAAACAATCATAAAAAAAAAATAAATCCATTATTTTATTTATTAAAGTTTTTAATGAAATGCTCCTGAGCATTATCCAAAGTATTTAAGATAACATCCAACTCTTCAAATGACAGTTTCTTATCTACTAAATTATTAAATAGTGTCGGATATGCCTTCGAAAATGTTTGGTATTTTTTTGAAAGCTCCAATTTATTAGAAATACCTGACTCAACATAGGCCGAAATCTCACTGGCCTCCGCCCTAATTTTACTCACATTAATACGCATCAAATTGTCATCCTGTTCACAATTATCTGACATCTTTAATAATAATATATATCTAACTATTCAATCTTATTCTTTATATTTAATTTTATTAAAATATAAATGTTCCAAAGAATACATAGATTTATCATATGTCCAAAATTATAATGAGATAGATAGCCAAATAAGATATAATAAATATTCATACTAACAATTCGTCTAAATAAAATAATATTTAAAATAACATAAAATCCTAAATTATCTGGATGGTTACCTATAAAAAATATAACAAAAACACCCAACAACGATACATAGAAACTCTCACGACTATATCTAATATTTGCTATCTTATCAAAAATATAATATATCCAACTAATCGGTATACTATACAAAATAAGTATTAACAAATAATCAACCATATTAAATATCGCTAATAAACCTAAAACATTATAGAATATTCTATTATTACGCCAATTATCAATATAGAAAAAGAAAAATAACAATGGTATTAAGTAGGTCTTGTTTGTATAACCAATAATTGACCAAGATGTAAAAAAGATTAGTAGTCTATAATGAACCCTATTCAACTGATATTGAATAAATTTAGATATCTGTTTGTTGTTAGAATTCTTATAAATATCAAAAAAAATAGATATTGTGGAACTGTGAAGCAGCTTGTCCCATTGTTTTCCATTCAATAAACCCAAAATATATTGTTTCTTATCATAATTCTCTTTGAAACCTGATTTGTATTGAAATAGAAATCCTAGTGATACATAAGACGTGCTTATGTATTCATATATACACGCTATAGCGAATGATTGTAGAAAATCATATAATTTTGAACAACCAGATTTACTATAAAATTCCTCTATCTCTTTTAACTTTATTGTACACTCCTCCACCAAAATAGTTTTAGATAAAAACCTTAAAACAATATACAACAAATAACATATCATCTTTTGCGTATTTCTATAAAAAAATTTAGAAATAAAATCAAAATATCGGTTCAAATATGTACGATTGTAAAATAAATATGTAAATAATGGACATGCTAATATACCTACATCTATCGGCCTATTTAATAAAATATTAATAGTATAACCAAAAAAATAAAGACACGCAAAATACATATACCTAATTTTTGTCGAAATTATAAAAGACTGATAATAAGATATCTTATCTTTTTTTGAAAGATTAATATTGTAAATTAAAATAAAGAGTAATCCATTAAACAAACTATCAATTGAAAGTAAATATAATGGGTCTAATGACGTAGTAACTCTATCTTTTTCTGCTGATATCATAATTTTTTACCATATTCATATATAAAGCTTTAACTTTAGATTAGGATATAATATGAGTTTTTTACTTTATTTGGCAAAACCAACCTACGGTGGATGGGTTAGTTTTACAGCACACTTATCTCTTAAAGAAAATCTACCCTTATATAAAATAGGAAATAGAACCGAGAAACGTAAAAGACCTTATGGATATAATGTAGAATATCAAAATATCGATGTGGATACTCTTGACCAATTACTCGAGAACGGCGGTATTCCCGTCATTACCGCCATAGATAAAAACTACTATCATGTGTTAGACCATATTCCTGATAACTCATATATAGTTATTCATGACCCAACCGAATTTAATAAATCAGCTAAAAAGACAGTGCTCGATAATCTAGCTAGACTAAATGTAATTACTATTAGAAAAACCGTTCATGACCTATTATTATCTATGGGTATTCAGTCACAATTCGTAATTCATCCATATGTTCCAATGATAAAAAATACTACACCAGTTTTTGGTATAAAATCTGGGGCAGTATCTATCAGTCGCATTGATTATGATAAAAATATAGATATTATTGTTCAGGCAAATACACTAATTCCCGAGGGATTAAAAGTTGAGATGTATGGTGACCCAAATGAACGATATATCTATCAGAAACTATTGCCTTTTGATAGTTTTAAAAAGAATGAACCTACTAATAGTATGTATCGTGGTAATTTTCCTAAAACTTTCGAAACCCTATCTACATTATTGCGACCAAAGATGTTCGTTGTAGATATGTCATCTATTTCACAGGATGGGGGTGGAACACAGTATACATTTCTAGAGGCAATTGACGCAGGATGTATTTTGATATTAAATAGTAAATGGACAAGTAGTCCCAATAGTATTTGGAAACACAATGATAATTGTCTGGTCGCATCTAATCATCAAGAATTGGCAAATATTCTAAATAATTGGTCTCAATTTAACCTAGAACGCATTTATAAAAACAGTCTTAAAATTTTAAGCAATGCTGCCAGTGTTAGTTGGAGTATTTTTAATTAAATAGTTTTTTTTGAAGGTAATAATTGTCTTTTTTTTGAAAAAAACTATTTAAATATTTTGAATATAAGTTTAATTTAATATAGGTATTATATATATATGAGCAAAATGACCACTCAATTTCTATCTTCAAATAATGAAAATAAAGTTAAAAATCATATCATGACTGAGCTGTCTAGAGAATTTAATATACAACCTATGATTAAGACTATTGATGATAAAATAGTCCAAATAATGCGTCATATTAATGGCAGTGTTGGACCTATAAACTCACAAACACCGCAGCAAAATTTGGATAGATTAAATAAGATTGTTATTGACCAATGTATTGATGGATTTCGCAAGACATTAAAACCATACGCATTAAATAATAGGGCTACCGAACAAAAAAATGATGATGTAAAAGACCAATATGCTAAACTAATGAAAGAGCGCGATTATACGAATGTTGTTGTTAATAATATAGAGTCTGTTCGGGAAACGATTGTTGAACCATCGGATGATAGTTCACTATACAATGACTTACTAAATAATTATATTGAGAAGAGTAGTGGTCTTAGCACATCATTATCATCTATACCAGAAGAAATACCTGCTAATGATAGACGCAATAGTTTTCAGCAAAGAATTGTTGAAATGCGTATGAATAGAAATAAGATGATAGAGGAGAGAAACCAAATAGATTTGGAGAGAATTAAGAAAAATGAAGCGGAACAATTGGGTGAAAAGGCCGATATTAAATACAATAGTAGTAATGACTTAGAGTCGCAACCCGTTGTCTATGATACACAAAACCGCTTAGCCAATGTTGGTACCCCTTTGTTACAGCAATCTGAAATACAAAAATATAGATACGCTGAGTATAAGGATGATATTAAATATAGGTCTATGGATAGACAATTTATTGTCCATTCTAAGGATAGAAAATGGTATGGTGATGTGGAAAATAATACATTAACCACTGGCACAGAGGTTTCCAGATATATGTTTGGTGTAAATTGTAATAAACAGATAGGTATTTATCTTCAAAATAGACAAAAGAATGTTTCTGCTATTCGTATAGTAAATGTTTATATTTCTATGAATGAATTAGATAGTTCAGAATCGGCATTCGTTCCACCATATTTATATGTCTATATTCCTGAATTAGAAAATAGAATTGAGACTAGTAGTGTAAATCGTAAATTTGTGTTTGCGGTATTGACATTGGATGATAGAATTAATGGTCAGTTAAAATATGTAAATTTTGTAAGTGCCAATTACTATTTAACCAATCCTATAGCAGATTTAAGCAATATGACTATAGAAATTCTAAATCCTATGGGATTTTTATATAGTGATGCCAAGGATAATCTTAAAATAGTTGGAATGACTGTAAATGACACTACATCTCCAAAATATATTATTCTAACTTTGGATAAATTTATTAGAAAAACGCAATATGCTCCTGGAGATACTGCTCTAATTAAAAATTATGGAACTGGAACTAATGATAGTTTTACAGTATTTATGAATCGTGAAAATGGACATTTTATACGCAACAATCCCAGCACTAATGAGTTTGTTCAGGAATTATATATAGATGTTCCCCTAGTCCAAGCAGTCAATGGTCTATATTCACCACCTCAATACTTTTTAGATATAGTAGCTAACATCGCTGCTGGAAATAACCCTTACGCTACAACACAGGGAAATATTATTGATGTTAATTTACAACCAGTTGTATTATTTGAAATATCCAAATTAGAGCCAGACCCTAAGGGTATGCGTCAAAATAATATTACATTAATATAAAATGGCTGAAATCTACATATTTATTAAATAATTATATATAGTTAAAAAAGAGATGTATATAGAATTATTTATACCTATGGCATTGGCTGGCGTAGGAACAGTTGTGTATGGCAAATATAAAACTAAGGATAGTAATTTAGAGGACTATGAGATTATGGATGAAATTGATGATGACTGTCCAATATTAATGTTTGATAATCTTGGAAATTATTACTATGTTTATGAATAGAAAAAAAATATATAAAACAAATATATAGATAGTGATGCCTAAAAAACAATTTGATGAATTTATTTTTGACGATGATATATTGGGACAATTACCAGAATTTAAATCTAAAAAAGCTTTAGAAAAATTTAGAAAGGTTTTATTCAGGGATATGTCCAGAGATATACAATCCGAACCCAGTCTAATGTTATCTATTCCATCTAGCGAATATCTTAATTCTGAGATTGCTGATAGATTATATAAGGATAATATTTCATCCATGAGAACCAACGATTTGCCATATTTAATTGATAGTAGTAGTGAACAAACATCTTCTCAAACTCAATCTTCTAAAACTGAGTTATCAGAAGAATTACCTGTTGAAATAAGTGTTAAAACGGAAAGTTTAGGTTCTCAAAGCGAAGAATCTCAATCCAAGAGTGAAGAATCTCAATCCAAGTCTCAAAGTGAAGAATCTCAATCAACGAGCGAACAATCCCAGTCTACAAGTGAAGCAGTAAGCAGTAAATACAATATTTCTCTAAGTGAAAATCAACAAATAATTGCTTATGCTACTAAGATTGAGATTGAAAACAATAATGTAGTTAGCCAAGATGAAGCCATGTTACGCGTTAAAGGTGATGATGCTAGACTACAGGTAGTAAATGATGGACAATTAAGTCTAGATTCGGAATTTAAAATTAGCGAAGCGATTAAAGCAGTAGAAGAACAAGACTACAATACTTTTATGGAAAAAATTTACAAACAGTCAGTTAGTGATAAAAGCACTAGTGTTGAAAAATCAGAATCTCTAAATATTCCATCAGTTGATAGTAGTAAATCTACAAGTGTTAGTAAACGTTCTAATGAAATGATAATCCATATTTACCATGAACCTACTTCTACTGTGGAAGAATCCCAACCTAAAAAGGAAGAATCCCAACCTAAAAAAGAAGAAGCCGAACCTAAAAAGGAAGAAGCCGAACCTAAAAAGGAAGAATCCCAACCTAAAAAGGAAGAATCCCAACCTAAAAAAGAAGAAGCCGAACCCACATTAGCTAAAAAAATATCCGAAGTCCTATCATTAAGACTATTTGGTGAATAAAATACCTACATTTATATTTATTATAGATTTAGGTATCCTATTTTTATAAAAATCTAATTAAATTTAACCAAAATAGTTATATCATCTTTATTTAAAAATTTAGCAGCCGATACAGATAACTCCTTTCTCTTTTTTCTAGAAGGCTTTTCACCACTATCACTCTTCTTGTATACATAATTAACGCTGCTATTCATATCCTCTTCAATTTCTCCACTATGTTTCTGAATAAAATCAACAATATTGTTCTGAATCGCCCACCTGAAAAAATTTAATTGACCAACAGTAGTAGTAATAAATCTATCTTTCTCATAATAGAAATTAATACGGTCAGTTCGATTGAATGGGTCAAATTGCTTTTTGGAATAGCTCTTCAATTGTGCCTTGTAACTATTATAAACCTTGAAATTTTCCTCCTTTACACCAGTGCTGGTTTTAACATTAGTAATATAACTAGTATTGTGTTTTTTCGAATAATTCGTTACAAACCAATCAATAAGTCGCAAAGACGTATACTTTCCCTCTATAACCTCCAATAATAAATCCATCTTATCTCTATTATTAATAAAATAATTACTAATACTCTCAAGTAATAAATCCTGTTTACTATTCATAATTTAAATAAAAATATATATTTCTATTTAAACGATATATCTTTAAGTTTTTTACACAATCTAAAGTTTTAATTTATTTTTTTTCTTTCATAGAATAACACATAAGCACCATTAGTTACAATAGCATCCTCTCGCAATAAATGGACCATCTTATCATCATATTCATACCATTTATCGCCATTTCTACAATAACTAAAGTAGTGACCACCACCCAAACTTCCAACATGATTAGAAATACCATATAATCTATAATTAGTGCCTGATTCACCATTAATCACATATTTACTCATATCCAAATCATCTACTGGATATGAAATAGGAGCACAATTCTTCTGTGTATTCTGCATAAAACGCTTAAAACATATTATTAAATATTTGGATGTGGTCCATATACCCACCTTCTTAGTGGCATTTGACAATTCACCGCATTTTTCACACTTATATTTATTATCGTTGTCAAGTGTCTCCTCGCTAGTATATAAATCCAAACAATCATAAATAGATATCTGACCCTTTGATTCAGGAATTGGAAGAGTAAGCATAATTGATGGGTCATAATTAATAGATGACTCACCGCAACTAGAACAAACTATATTACTATGTAATTGATTATAGAAATTTTCAGCAATAGGACTCATACCCGACTTATAAATATTATACCAGTGCTTAGCAGCATAGTAGCGAGACTGCTCAGTGTCAGAAAATCCAGATACATCTTGCTCAATAAATGGAGTATCAATAGGTTTAGCCAGACCCTCGTGAATTGTATCTAAGATAAATATTAGCAATTCACTACTATCATTCTGATTATTACCAACAAATTGACCACCTCCTATCTTTAAACTGAGGATTTGTAAATAGTTGAAAAAACCCTTTGGCGAAACAATCGCATTATCATACCAAAGACCGCGCAATAATTTATTCATCTCATTTATCATAATACTCTGGATTTGGTTCATTTTATCCAATGATTTATACTCGCCAGTCATAAAGAATTCGCGAAACCATTCAGTATTAGAAAGACATTGGACTATAGAATTCATATAGCATGTGTTGCCTAAATTTTCAAGTCCACATAAACCTTTGCCCTTAGTCATAGATTTAATATTTTCTCTACTATATGTAATTGAAAGTGGGTGAATAACCTGTTCTTCAGTCATAGATTATGTTTTATTATTTTTGTAATAAATTTTATAAGTTTCAATTTTTTATATATTAATCACTATCTTTTATCTGTCTATTAAATATATATGGCTGACAATAGCTCTTGCAGGAACAATGATGGTGCGGATAAACTCGCTAACTTCGCTAAATCAATTATAAAATCATTTATTTTATTGACTATAGTCATATGTCTTCTATACTTAAAAACAAAATATCTACCAACTGAAGGAGGTTCACCTTCAACTATTAACATTATATTATTCATACTTTTAGGAACAGTATTGCTGACAATATTGGGAATAACTGATATGTATATTTTCAATAACCTAGTTCTAGGCCTCGGTATCGGTTTAGGTATTCATTTTTTTAAATAAATAAGAAATTTTAGTTTTGGTATATAGATTATGAAATCTAAAATTTCTTCGGTTTTTTAAGAAGATTGGTGTCCACAGTATCATAAGTGGCATTCTCATTAGCCTGTGTTCCAATACGCATAAGTTCACCTATTGTGGAGGTATTGGCTGAACCTGTCATATGAGGTGGTTCAAACTCTATAGCCTCCTCTATTATTTTCGCTGGACAATATATCAGATAGACACCGTATAATATAGATAATAAAGTAATAACTAAAATAATGGATAATATATTCATTATATTTATGTTTAAGATAAACTTTTTCTGTCTATTAGTAATATAGATTATATTATGAACCTGGCCAACTCGTTACTAAATAATTCATCAGGAACAGATTATTGGGGACCAAGAATGTGGTATCTATTACATAAAATAACATATAATTATCCACACTCGCCTTCCAATGAAACTAAATCAACATATCTAAAATATTTCAGCACAGTTGTAAAAATAATACCATGCTCATATTGTGCTTCTCATTTTAATATGGCTATTCAGGAAAAAATGTTATATAGTAGTCTAGATAACAGAATATTATTAATAGAATGGATGAAAAATCAACATAATGATGTAAATAGTATGAATGGTAAACGTATATATCAGGGTTTTGAATTAGATATGCTATATGATAAGACATCATTTAATCATGAATCGTTTCATCAGCTGTTAGTCTATTTAACTAATGTTATGATAAAAGGAGAAATTGATAGACCTACATTTATATATTGGGTTCTAATGACATACAAGATACATCCGTGTGCGAAATGCCATCAGAATGCTAACAAAGTGTTATCTGCGTTTGACATATCAAAATCTAATTGGCATGATAACACAATTATTAAAAAATGGATTAATAATCTTATCTATGTAAATACATCACATGTTTAAAGTCATATAAAGAACTAAAGATAACCTAAAATGACTTAAGAATAAAACAAATATTCTATAAATAGTAAAAAAATATTTTATATTTAAAATGAGCACAGAACCCAAAAAACGCGGCAGGAAGCCCAAACCTAAGACTGATACTGTCATTGAAAATGATAACACACAATCCCAGTCAGTTATTTTGGAAGAAGGTTCTGTTCTAGAAAATGTTGAACCAGTTAACAAACAGACTGGAATTATAATTGTTGACGATGATGAACAGACTGGACCTAAAAAACGTGGACGTAAACCCAAACCAAAAGACCCAAATGCGGTAGTCATGACATCAAAGAAAAATCTAAATGATAAAAAAGAAGCAACTATTGTAATAAATAAATTTTTAGACGATAGTAAATCAGGTGAAACAGCTTTTAATGATAATACAATCGTCCATCTACAGATACCTGTAGAAAAGGTTGATAATATAATTAATAATAGTAATAATAGCTTTCAGGCATTTGATAACAACGTTTCTAATTGGTATTCCTCTATTGATGATAATAATAAGACAGGCAATGAAAGCCTCAGCTATAATGAGGATGTTAACCAGAAACTCGAAAATCTGATTGAAAGTAGAAAGAACGATTTCGATATCTCAAAGTCTAAGACAAATGAGATAAGAAGACCTGTTGATTATACAATGCTACAATTCAAAGAATGTAATAAAAAGAAGATTTGGCCACAAAGAACTAATATATATTGTTTCAATTGTGCTCATTCATTTGACCACGCTCCTGCGGCTCTGCCTTTTAAATATCAAAATGGAATATTTCATGTGTATGGATGTTTCTGCTATCCAGAGTGTGCGGCGGCGTTTAATTTTAATGAATCAATTTGCGTTGAAAATTCCCATGAAAATTACAATCTTCTAAATCTAATGTATAGGAAAGTATACAATGACCCAAATTATCGAGTTAAAATAGCCAGCCATAGAACCTGTTTAAAGATTTTTGGCGGCAATCTAGACATTGATAAATATAGGGCCAGTTTCAATAACCCATATATGAATCATCATATAATTATGCCACCTGTTATCTCTATTATTCCATTACAAGAAGAAAATAACATTATATACTACAAGAAAAATGTTCAAACTACTATACATAATAATAATAAAGGCTACGATGGAGCATACAAAAATAAAGATAAAGACTATACGCTTAAGCGTAGCAAACCTATCATAAATAAACAAAACACACTGGAAAATTGTATGAATATTTTTGTGGAACCCACACCAAGTTAAATAGATAATTTTTGATTTCTAATGAATCGAAAATTATTTAGGTTTAAAAAATACATATATAAATTAATAAATAGTGATGAGTTATTTCGAAGTATCTATAATTGTAGATGGAAGACCAAATAAAACCCTTGTAGTAGACCAAAAAACTAAATGTGAGTTATTGAAAAATAAATTAAATATGAATGTAGAACTTATATACAAAGGTTTAGTTATAGATGATAATCAAACATTAGAAGAATTGGGGATTACAAGTGATACAATATTATATGGTTTCGCATCTAAAATTGACAGGATATCTGAGTCAAATATGGATATTCTAAGTATATTCCAAACATTTCTAACAGATAGCTTACAGACTACTAACATTTTACCGCAAAACAATAACAGGGATTACAGTAATGAATTAGAAATACTACGTGGATTAGGTTTTGATAATTCTGACCAGAATAGAACACTATTACAGTTATACAATGGAAATGTAGATATAGTTGCGAATATATTATTAGGTTTATAATCACATTAAATACTTAAAAAATTGATATTATATAGATTATACTAAATAAATATATTTCAACACATATGGCTACATTTTCCGATTGTACTGTAAAAATAATAGATACGCCTAGTAACATAGAGACATGTCCATGTTGTAGATGCGAGATAGAGGAGTCATCCCCAGATTATATTAAATTAAGTTGTAATCATCAATATCATTATGACTGTATTTACGATGCCTTTGTATTCAACAAGAATAGAGGGTCTAAGGTATTAGAGTGCCCATATTGTAGAGCGAGTGTTCAACCTCTACCTGAACTAGATGGATTTGAGTTTAGTCCTGAAATACACATAGGAGGTATTGTTACTAAGTTTCAAAATAATTGGATTAAAGAACATCTAGGTAAATCACATTGTGTGTGTAACATTAAAGGTCTATATTGTAATAGACCATTTGTTTCAGGTCATGGTGTGGACAATAAATATTGCTATTATCATAGAAATTTCGGACATAAAGGAAATGGTTGGTGCTCTTTTCAGAAAAATTATGAAGTATGTAATAAGAAAGTTATATCAGAAGGAGCCAATTTTTGTCCTTCTCATCATAAATATGAGGGCACATCCCCATGTAAATATGTCTACACACATGGTGCGAATAAAGGAGATTTGTGTAAATCATTAACTAAAAATAGTGATTGTCTGTGTGATAAACATATGAAATATAAATCAAAGATGGAAGTGGATTTGAATGTTACACAAACCAAATGTATATCAGTAACTAAATCTGGAAAAAATAAAGGCAATATTTGCGGCAAACAAGCAGTAAATGGTGGCAGCTACTGTGGCATCCATCTTAAAAAACATGAAACTAATGATAAAACACATAGCGTAGATTCAATACCTAGTTTAACGAATGTTAAAGAGACTGTAAATTCTAACACTATTCTACCAATTATTCCTGAAATTAAACTTATATCATTAGAAAAATCTACGATTGATACATTACGTGCGTTTATAGATAAAGGTATGTCAGTCATGGAAGAATATATTTCGGATGAGGACTGGGCTGAACTAAATAAATTTATGAATATTATTAGTGATTAGGTAAACGAAAATAAAAATCTAGTAGAGAGAGTTTTTATTTTCTTTTTATAGTAATATAAAGATTAATGCAATCCAGAAAACAAAGAAGAAACAATAGTAGAAAGCAGCAAAGAGGTGGTGATGGCAACCTTAACATCCAATCTGTTGGTATGCCCATTCAATACTTTAATCCTGCTGCTAAAGTTCCTGCTTATTACCCATCTGGTCATGAAATGTTAACTAAACAATACACCTCTGCTCTTGGACCTATACGCGCCGTTAATACTACTCAACCCAGTCAATGTGGCAATGAAATGGGACCAAGTCTTGCCCCCTTCTCTCCTTATGAAGATGTTAGTATGATGACTGGTGGAAACAACGCATTCAACCAAATTGTTAATCCTCTTACTAATCGCAGAGTCAACATTCACAGCAAATTAGGACAACAAATCCTCGCTTCATACCTCAACGAAATTCAAAGAAATTAAATAAATAATTAAATAAATAAAACCCTTTTAATTATCTATTTATATACCAGCTGAAATCTGGATTTTCTCCATTATTGCGTCCTTTTCCTGAACAATAACACGCAACTCGTCTATCTTTTCCTGAGCCTCAGTCTTAGATTTTTTAGGTAACTGCTCTAAATACGATGTATGATTAAAATACTCCTTCTCTACCTGTAAAAGAGTATTTACCATATCATAATTATTATCTTTAAACATACGCTTTAATCTAGCATCGTCGACAAGAGCAGCGTCTACCTGCTTTCGTAATAATAAAAAATCCTCAACAATATTAGACATTATATATCTATTATTATTAGGAAGTTTTATATATTTATTCTTGTTTAGAAACTTCATCTATTACAACCTGGCTATTCTTTTTAGGAAGATATTTAGATATATAAGATTTAGCACTATCATAGCAAAATAGTGAAAACTTATATACTGAGCCAAATTTCTCCTGAATTATAATTCCAGCTGCTACACCTAGACCAAAACTCACTAAATTATTAGACATAAAATAACCTACAACACCACCTACTAAGAAATCACTGCCGATACGAGACATTATTTAAAAATATATAATAATTATTATCCAGTTATTTTTATATAGATTTATATATATATGGATAGTTTTAAGCAGTCAAATCCTATAGCTAACTTTAAAGAACTAAGAGAAAATATTAAACTAACAAAAGAACGCCTCACTGAGGCAGAAGATCGGGTATACGCACAAATTCCTTTAATGATGGAAAACCCAGTGATAAGACAACTTACTATAGCTAATTTAAAAATGGTGCTCAAATATTTCAAACTTCAAATAAAATTTCATGAACTACTTAAAGAAAATATTAAACCAACTGGATTTCTAGCATATTATTTAGATTTTATTATCAAATTAAATAAAAAATATGAAACAAAAATAGAAAAAGTTTTGGATATTTTAGAAAATGAAAAACGCCAAGAATATGGGGAACTAGTGGTTCTTATTAAAATGTACACAATCGCATTCTACATTTCCGTATTAGGGGAAAGTGTACCAAAATTAGATTTTGGTGAGATGTGTAAAAATGTATCAAAGGATATTAGTAATTTCACATTAGACCCAGAAATAATTAAACAAAAACTACAAGGTATGACTGAAACAATTCAGTCTAAAGTTAATGTGCTCGAATCGGAAATAAGTAATATGACTGAAAAAGCAAAAGAAACCATACAGGAAATGCCTATACCTGGCGTATATAAACAGTCCAGTGAAGAACGCTCTCAACCACAACTACCTAAAAGAATTACACCTGGTTCTACTTTTCTCGAAGTGTCTAGCAAACCTGCTTCAGAAGAAGAGGAACCTATTAGACCACCACCATCATACGAAGAAGCAATTAGTCAACAAAAACAATTAATATCAAATAAACTACGTCAGAATATTAATACTAATATATATGACCAATATTTTAATCAGACAAAACAAGGTGGAGAACCAGGTTCAGGTTTTAGAATTATATATGACCCAGTTAATCTTGAATGGGTAAATATAAATAGTAGAAAGGGGAAACAAATTTTCAATAAGTATGTTGATAATCTATTCCAAAACTAGAAAAGTTTACTAAACTTGAAAAGTATTCCAAAACTAGAGATGATTTTCAATAATTATAACTTTTTGAAAATTTGATTTAAAAAGAAACATTCATATATAATATATTAACCTACTCATGACATCATCTGTCTCAACCAAAATGTTATCTCTAAATGAAGAGAAACTATTGTCGTTAATGATAGATGAAAAAAGTCAAAAACAAAGTATTGAATTAGAAGCCCGTATTACTAGAGGCATAGAAGCCGATAGATTTAAAAACCTAGCCAAATCATTAGATAATGCTGGCTATATTCGCGTAGATAATCCTGAAGTAATGGATATTAACTTCTACGCCAGTGATAAACGCGACAACCTGTCTATACGTTATACTATTACTGGTTTAGATAACATTCGTGCGTATTGTAAATTAGAAAATGCTACAGTTTTCAATAAGTTATACAAATCACGTGTTAATTGGACACAAAAATCCATAGATGAAATGGTTGTGTCGAAAATTAGAGATTCATATAAAAATGAAGCAATGACATTTGACGTTCCTAACCTAGGAATACGTTTCAATTCTAAAGAAGAAATCTTATTCTCAGAAGAAAATAAGCGATTCCCTAATAAAATAGCTCAGGACTCTTATAACGACCTACAGACGCTTATTCTTAAAGTTGGATGGGAAAATATACTAAAATCATTTCGCTTCAAAAAACGCACGTCATTCTTAACATCAGATAGACAGTTCTCTATAGATTTAACAATAATTAAATCTAATAAAAAAACGATTAGTCTAAGCGGACGCGAAGATATGTTCCCAACTAAAACATTCAAAGAATCTAACACTCTCAACGAAAAAGAAACATATGAAGTAGAAATTGAATATTTAGGAACTATAGATAGTCCTGATAAAAAGCAAGACGTTCTTAATACATTTCAACAATTGTCCAATTTAGTATTGGCGAAACTGTTTTACAAGACACCCAATGTTATTACCAGCGAATTACAATCATTGGTAATTAAAGATTATGTTAAATGTGTTCAAAATATGCTCCGAGACGCAGCTAAATCTAAAATAGTAGAATTGGAGGAATTAGCCATCGAACTTAAGAAGCCAGAGTCATCAAGGAATATGTCTAAATTCAAAACACCATTTTCATTATACACCACTCATTATGACCAATTATCGAAATTAGAAAGTGAAGAGCTTCTTGAAGAGAATGCTATTTATAAATCGTTGAAAAGTTCACTAGATATGATATCTAAAGGAAAAGGAATATATGGTTATGATGAACGTAATAAGAGTAAATATTTCTATGTGCCTAAAGTAGTTTCAATGGGTGTTGAAAATATTCAGGCATCCTATCCATACAATATTTTAGAAGGCTATTCAGTTACTGATAAAGCCGATGGTGAAACAATGATTTTGTTTGCCCCAAATACTGTTGATGGAATTTATATGATTGATAGTAATTTAGAAGTAGACCAACTATCCTCTAATAGTATTGATGATATTAAAGGAACAATTATAGCAGGAGAATACATTAACAGTGATAGAAATGGTAATGAGATAGCCATGTTTGCTGCTTTCGACACCTATCTTTATAAGAATAGAGATATCCGTAGTCTGCCTCTTGTCTCGTCATCAAGTGAAAATAGAACAGGAATCGCAAAAACAGCACTTAAAATGATTAGTCTACCATTTATACAACTAGTTACCAAGGAATTCTATTCAGGTGATAATATCTTTAAACTATCCAAGGTAGTTTGGGATAAATATGAAAATGGCGGATTTATTTATAGATTGGATGGTCTAATCTATACACCTGTTGAAACACCTGTAGCATTTGATAATGTAAGATATGACTACTTTATCCAAATGGCAAGTAGATGGAATCTAAATATGAAATGGAAACCACCCCATGAAAATACAATAGATTTCTTGGTTAATATACAAAAAGAACGCATAGATGTTGATGCCCAAAAAGGAATCTACATAGAAAGAGAAAAAATACGTTATAAAACCGTGGTAAATGGTGAAAAGGTGGATTTTATACCTTATAAAACAGTTGAATTATATTGTGGTTTTAAACTAAGTCTCTCTAATAATCCATGTTTAAATATTAAAACACCCACTCTATCTAAAGATGCTGTTAAATATATTCCTACTAGGTTTACACCAACTAATCCCTACAATGAATTAGCATATATTGCCCATATACCATGTGATGAAATGAGTGGCAGTAATATATTTGGTCTAAACGACAAGATTAAAATAATGGATAATACTATTGTAGAATTCGGATATGACTTGACAAAACCTGTTGAGAGTGAAGAGGATAAGCATTTTAGGTGGTTCCCATTAAGAACACGTATTGAAAAGACTAATCAGTATATTACATCTCTTAAAAATAAGGAACGACTATTTAGAATCTATCAAAAGTATTCATCAGGTGGATTTGAGAAAGGATATAAATGGTCATATTCTGAAACAAAAGAATTAAGAGAATTGAAAATTCTTATTCGCAGATTTGGATTAACACAGATGGGTAGTAAAGAGGCCTGGGATGGACCTGACCCAACATGGATTTATCAAACATTACAATATGGTCAGAATAAGAAAATCCTTAATCTACAGATTAATGGCTCGAATGATATACCATTACCTATTAGCTATGGTAATGATTTTGAAGTAGCCAACGCAATTTGGAGGTCCATTTACTACCCTATTACTACAGAAATGATAACAACTGGCGAGGATGTGCCATCTACAAGTGACCAGGAAATTCTATATTATAATCGTGAGAACAGTAGGGACAAATCGGCAACAATTAATATGCAGCATTTCCATAATAAAATTAAGAATATTGAATTACTCGGTGCTGGTAAAGCATTATTAAAAAGTGAAAGTGATATTCATCTACTTGATTTAGCAACAGGTAAGGGTGGTGATTTATATAAATGGAAAGATAACAAGATATCTAATGTAGTAGGTGTTGACCTATTCAACAATAATATATATGATTCTAAAGATGGTGCGTGTGTTCGCTACGTTGAATTTAAAAAACGTATGGAGGCTTATAAAAACGAGTTTATTCCTACAGTTCATTATTTACATGGCGATGTTAGCAAAAACATAAAATCGGGCGAAGCCATGAAGAGTGAGCACTCTATAGAATTACAAAAATCACTATGGAATAAAAGCGATATATATGATACTATATATTCAGTTAATAAATTCGATATGGTATCAATCCAATTTGCTATTCACTATATGTTTCAAGAACCAGAAAAGTTGAATGGTCTATTACAAAACATTAAAGACAACCTTAAACCAGATGGTATATTTATAGGTTGTTGCTTTGACGGTAATTCTATATATAATGACCTTTATAAAAAGGCTTTAGGGGACAGCATTGAAGGTTATAGTTCTGATAATAAACTTATTTGGCGAATTCGTAAACAATACCAGAATACTGATAAGGACGTATTGGATGAAAATAGTCCATTAGGAATGGCAATCGATGTCTATCTACATTCCATTAATCAGTCTATTCGTGAATATCTTGTAAGTTATGATTATTTGGTGCGTCGTATGAGTGAGATAGATTTGGAACCTGTATCTACTGCTATGTTCGGCGATATCTATCATAAATACAAGGAACATCCTGAATTTAAACAATATTTAGATTCTATGAGTAAAGATGAAAGAAGACTCAGTTTCTACAATAGGCTCTTCATATTTAAGAAGAAATCAGGTGACAATATTATTATTGATGAAATTTATAATGAGATAGACCGTATTAAACAACTTCCAAGTATTAATAAGGCATTAAACCATGGTGTTAAGAAAAAAGAATGGCACGAACTAGGTGTGGAGCTCTCTCATCTAAATATTAAATATAGTGATGTAGTATTTAAAGGTCTAATTCAAAAGATAATTGATAATGTTAAAAGTGGGAATTTAGTATTAGAGCCACTTCGTAAAAAGGCGGTAGTTGAATTACCCAAAAAGATGGCTGTAGCGGAAGAGGAGAAACCTAAAACATTGGAAGAGATAGTTGCTATTGAAAAGCAGAAAATTGCTAAACCTGTGCCAAAAGAGGTTGAACCTATACCAAAGGCCGCTAAACCCAAGACAACATTAGTTGAAGCTGTGCCAAAAGAGGTTGAACCCACACCAAAAGTAGTCGAAACTGTGCCAAAGGCAGTTGAGCCTGTGCCAAAGGTTGCGGATATTAAAACCCGACCTGATTATATTAGATTCATTAATAATTTTAAGAAGTTTGAGCCTATATTAGGCAAATTATTGCTGGTAGATAATCGTGAAAAATTAGAAAAGGCACTACATTCCCTTGAACAAATAAGGGATTCATATAAGCCTGAATTTGATGAAATAGACAAATATAATCAGATTGTTAGTATAATTGAGAAGCTTAAAGTGAAATTAGAATAGAACTAAAATTAGAATAATAAAAATAAAAAATTTGAAAAGTATATGAAAATAAACAATGAATAGGCAACAAAACATGAATTCAGGACGTTTAGAGGTAATAATTGGACCTATGTTCAGTGGTAAAAGCACAAAACTAATTGAAATAGCTAATAGATATGAATGTATAGGTAAACGACTTCTAACTGTAACACATATTATTGATAATCGCTATGGTGAGGGTGTTATTAGTAGCCATAATAAAATACAAAAACAATCATTGTGTGTAGAATCATTGATGACATTGCTAGATTCAGACGTTTATAATCAGAGTGAAATAGTATTTATCGAGGAGGGTCAATTCTTTGGCGATTTAAAAGAATTTGTTATAAGGGCTGTAGATATAGATAGTAAGCATGTTATTGTAGCAGGTTTAAGTGGCGATTTTAGGAGAGAAAAGTTTGGACAAATCTTAGATTTAATACCATTGGCTGAACATGTTGAAAAACTAACCGCGTTTTGTAAATTATGTAATGATGGAACATTAGCTCATTTTTCAAAAAGAATCACAAAAGACCATAGTCAAACATTGGTGGGAAATGATGACCATTATTTACCTGTATGTAGAAAACACTATTTAGAATAAATACCTATTTAGAATAATTTTAGAAATCTCGATATCTAAAATTATTTTGAAAATAATTCCAATATTTATTATTTTTTTATTTAATCAGAATAGATAATTTTTGAAAAATAATAATATGCTATTTATAATTTATAATAAAAGTATAGATTTCCAAAATGTTGGACATAATTGCCTTTATAATCAAGTAGACTAGTATAATTTCCAATATTAGTGATATAATCACTACCTGTCTCTATATTAAAATGACTATTATAGCTTAACCATACATCATTAGATTTCATGAATAATACACATAGACTATTTCTATTGGTTATTATTGCCTGTAAACCATATTTATTACCATTAATATCTTCTATAATTTCATTTGGTAAAAATGATAATTCTTCATAATAATCCCCCTCCCAAACTAGTGTATTTTTATTGTATCTGCCTTGCGTTCTATCAACATCAAATATAATTAAATTAGAATCAGTAATGGTCAATTTATCCACTATTCTTTCATATTTTTTGGCAATTGGTGGGTCCATCATTAGAACAGTACCTTCGGATAGATAGGAACGTGCGTCTTTTTCTCTACCTATCTTATAAAAAATATTCTGAGAACCAATCATTCTGGTATCCCAACCATTTTTAACTACCCAAACAGGGCTTTCTGAAAAATCCATATCAATCTGAACCTGTAAACATTCCTGTAATTCCACTATATTTTTCTTGTGAAAATTCTTAGTATGTCTAGCAAATGACTCTCTTCCCAAAAATTCATTACATTTTGGACAATATAATAATTCATCTAAATTACGACCCAAATCAGAAATATAGATATTACGTGTGTTTAAATATTTAAGTAATGGACCATCTATTTTAAAAACGATATTATCTGAAATATTTGTTTTTGTCTGTTCATCTAAAACATTTTCAACTATTGGTATACGATATAAATTTCCATTGGAACCACTATAGTCAGCAGGTGAATCCTTTTCAATAAAATATCTATTCATAATAGAATATGGTTGGTTATCTACACCAAATACTCTAAAAAGGTCATTAATAAATAATACTGGTTGATACATTGTAGGATTATAATATGGTTTATTAAGCAATTTTATTTTTCCAAACAATCCACGTAATTTAAGTCTGAAATGAGATAAATTAATTATATTTTTTCCCAAAATTTTAGCGCGGAGACTATTAATTTCTTCTTCAAGTGCTTTTATAGCATTTTCAATATTCTTTGGTTCCTGTGTAGTTGATAAAGTTTTATAAAACTCAAGTGTATTCTTTTTGGTAGTAAATAGACTAGTAAATAGATTAGATAGGTTAGAGACAAAGAATAGCATAAATAATGAATCTAGACTACTGCTATTTTGAAAATTGTCAAATTTACCCCAATTATCCCAAAATTGTTTGGGATTTTCGATATGTTTTGCGGCAATAGTTCGTCTATCTTTTTTAGAAATGTCTTCAATTATTTTAGTGAGCATAACCTGTTTCTTCGACTGTTTTCCTTCTTTTGTTTTGATAGGTTTAACATAAAATCGTTTATCTAATTTAGGTATTATCTGAATGATATCGTTATTCGCGATATCAAATAATGGTTTATCTAAATCAATTTGAACACTATTTGAATTAAATTCAAGTGTTTGAATAAGTTTGCCACCAACATTGGAATAAGTATATTTGTTAGGGGTTTTAGGTAATTGGACCATACCAAGTTTGGAACATGTTTCGCATTTTTTTACAGTAAAATCATTAGATTTAATTACTATTGCTCTAATCATGTTTTCTCTTGAAACTAAGGAGCCAATTTCATTAACTATATTAATGTTTAGATGTTCAGCCATATGCTCAAGCTGTTCTTTAAACCATTGTTCAGATATAGGCGACTTATTTTCATCTAAAATAATACTACGATAGCAATATTTAGATATATTATTCCATGTTAAAATTGGATAAGACATAAGTATATATATATTTTATATTGTTTTATTATTTAATTTAAAAAAAATGTTTTTATTAGAATATAAATGAATAGTATTTTTGAACAAGTAGTTGACCAATCAAGAAAAACAGCTGTTGGTGTTCAACCCGTTCCTTTAAGTGACGTTTTATCCAGTTTACCAAATTTATCTAAGTCCAGAGAAGTTAACACTGAACTTGAACTTAAAGCAGCCAATGACAAGGCTGATGCTCTTCAAGTAAAGGTTGACAGATTAGCTGAAGAAAATGCTAAACTCACAATGCAATTATTAAATATTCAAAGAAAATACCCCAAGTTATTCTAAATTGTTAAAAATAATTATATAGTATATAATAATGGCTAATATTTTTAACAAAGTAGTCGATGTAGCGCATGTTGTTAAGGAACCAGTCTATGTACCACCACCACCTATAAGTCTTGACCTGCTTATGAATAGTAGTGAGTCTATTAACCCACCAAAACAATCCGCAACCAATGAATCTAAAAGAGATATTTTAGAAAAAGAACAGGAATCCAAAAAGATTCAAACATTAATGAAACAAATTAATATGCTCAATGAAAAATTAATACAAACTATGACAACAATTCAATCAAAAGAACATGAGAATGAAGTATTGGCTAAAGAAAATAAACAACTAAAAGCTTCTATAGAAGAACTTAAAAAACAAATTAAACACTAAAATATATAAGAAAATATCTATGTGTTTAAATATCAACTATGTATAGACATATAGATATTAATAAAATTATCTGCTCGCGTAAGAGTGATAAAATTCAGTTATTTTATGAAAAAAAAGGAAAACCACTTTATTTACAATTAAGTAAAGGATATTTAGGTAAAAAGATTGATGAAAATACCAAATATATTTGGCTCGGTTATTACAATGAATCCAAAATAAAAAATACCACATTTAACTATCTAAGTGAAGTCAAAAATATTATAGAGAAACAATGTGATATTAAAATTGAACAGTTTTTTTATGATAATGGTATTGGAATACCCTTACAAAATGTAAAGGGTAAATTATATTTAGAAATCTATATGCGCCAAAATGACGAAATATGGAATGAAGAGTTATTGAATTTTCCTGAAAAATCATATGTTGTTCCAATAATTTATCTTGATGATATTATTTTAAAAAATAATAAATGGTATCTTAATTATAGACTTGTTCAGGTTTGCGTTTATCCTATATTTCAAAAATTTGGAAAATGTATGGTTGATGAAATGTATGATTTAGAAATAAATAAAAAAGATAGGAAGGGTCGAGATGATACATCGATAGTTAAAACAGTTAATAGAGATTATATAGATATTAAATTGATTGAACACCCAGTATATGGTAAATATTTTAAAATGGTCCAAATGGGTGTCCCCAGACCTGCTGTTAGATTAAAAATGATAAATGAATTAGGTGATAGTTATAAGGAAAATATTTTAGATAAAAATCCCAATGATTTAGAAAAGATTAAATTAGTTAAGGTAGCAGAACATCCTAGTTATGATAAATATTTTAAAATGATTAAGATGGGTGTTCCAAGGGTAGCGGTTGAACAAAAAATGAATATAAATGGGTTAGAGTGTATGTTTTTGGATAAGGGAGATGATTTGATTATGGAAATAGAAGTTGCCAAAAAGTGCGATATTTTTGGAGAATTAAAGAACAAAAAACTAAGGAATATAGAAGACAGGATTTTAAATACCCATCCGTCTGATATTACGGCAACTAAACCTGTCCAAAAAACACTGAATAATCTAATTAATATGGATGAATTACTTAAACGCCGTGATTCTATTTTCAAAAAGAATTAGTGGTTTTTTCAAAAACAATTAGATATTTTTTCAAAAACAATTAGAAACTAATTTTAAAATTCTAAAAATACAAATTCTAAAATATTTTTTAGGAATTAATTCTAATTTAATTTAAATTAATTAATTTATCCAAAATTTTTTTTGACGAATAGTTTTCTAGAAACTGCCTTAGTTCAATAAAATTATATTTTTTCTTGAACTATAGTATAAAAAAACATGGCTACTTCTCAAACGCTAAACATGGGTACTTCCACTACTTATGTCCTTAACTCCAACATGCAATACGATTCTTCCCAAGTCTCTACTCTTAAGAAGTGGGTAGACACTGACAACATTCTTTCTACTAGAAAGAACAAGACTATCTACATCATCTCCGCCGATAACTCATGGGTTGCCAACACTGCTCAATCCAATGCTCAATTCTTAGGTAACACTGGTGCTGGTGACAGAGGTTCCGCCCAATGGTCTGGATTTAGCTCTGATGTTTCTCAAGGCCAATCCATGTTCATCAACAACCCCAGCTCTAACGGTAACCAAGTATGCTTAGTATACGGTAACCTCAACGCTGCTAGCGCTTCTAAAGTCGGTATCGCTGGTACTCTTACCAATGGTATGTACTACACTGCTGGTGTTGACGGCAGCATCAACGTAAGTGCTAACCTTGTTAACTTAGACTCTTCCAAAATCTCTAACGGAAACCTTGTTGCTGCTGGTATCTTACCCTCTTCTATTAACACCATCAACGTTAACGGTTTAACCGCTAATCTTGATCTTTCTAACTTCTATGCCAACACTGTTTCACAAACCCCTGTATGGAACCGTTTAATCAACTCTAACATTGGTGCTAATGTCCTCGTTAATGCTTCTACTGACCCATGCGATATCAACGGTGAAGCTATCACCACTCAAGCTGGTCTCGCTGGTAACGCCAGAAACAACGAAGAATACCGTCACCAATTTGCTATCCGCAGCAACCCTTCTGCTCAAAATGTAGATGTTACCAACCCTGCTTACGTTATCCGTCTTGAACGTTTCGGTAAGAACATCACCTCCACTGGTTCTCTCAACGGAAACGTTGTTATGCAAGGTTTCACCAAGCAATTCTTCTCTAACGTCCGCGGTTGGGATAACAGCATCTATGCCAATGGCAACATCCTCTCAAGCATCACCATCACTGGTAACGTTGCTAACCCTGATGTCCAACTCCTTAACGGTAACTTCTACACTAAGTCAACTATCGATGTCAGCCCCAACGCCATCCCTGCTTCTTACCTTGGCCAATCCTTCTCTAACCAATACCAAGTTGTTAGAAACCTCGACTCCACTACCACCGATTACGTTGTTGGAAACACTGAAGACAATGGTGTTCTTTCTCAAAATGACTCCTTAATCTTCGTTCAAGCTAACCTCGCCGCTACTACCGTAGGTACATTCTTACCTGGTAATGTTCGCATTACCAGTGGAAATGTAACCATCGGTTCCACTGTTTATTCTAACATCAACAATGTTAATGTTCTCGGTGATTCTATTACATCTACTACCTTCTCTCCTAACCCCAAGGTTATCACTGTATTCGGCACTAGTGTTTCTGGTTCTCAATGGAACACTCCCCAATACACTTACGGTTCTGGTCCTGCTATATCAGGCAGCACCACCTTTGCCAATGTTGATCTCTATGCCATCAAGGGTGGTATGGGAATTGATAACTTCCTCTACGGAACCTCTACTAAGTCTACTACTAATAACTTCTTCAGTACTATGCCCAGCTACTTCGGTTCAGTTACTGTTCCTTCTGACATCGTTCTTTGCGATAATGCCAATGTCGATGGTGTTGTTTCTAACACTTTACTCTCATCTGCCGCTGCTAACATTGCTGACTACATGATTTCTAAGACCATCCAAGTTGCTAACGTTTCAGGTTCTCTTATTAACATCACTGCTAATGTTGCTTCCGAATTCCACATCTTATTCTACGGTAACTCTTTAGATAACGAGCGCGCCAATGTTGATGTCAAGGCTGTGGTTACCAATGGCAACTCTTTCATGTCTAACGCCTGGACTGGATTAAACAAGACTGTTACCATCACCTATGATACCAACCTCTCATCTGCTCTCTCTGTAAATGATAACCTTGCTAAGTCTCTCCCTAACTACAAGTTATCTTTTGATAACTGGGTTGGCAAGGCTACTGTCCCCACTGGTATCGCATTCGCTGCTAACCTTTCTGTTGACGGTCTTTCTGCCAACATGTCTGCCAACATATCTGGTGCTGACGCTTCTCTCTTATCTTCCAGTGCTCTTAACAACAACAGCCATCTTAAGTCTCTCTGCTTAAACGGTGTTCTCTACTCCGAATACACCTTCGAAAGCGGCAAGGGCAAGAAGTGGACTGACCAAGGCAACGTCTGCGGTCTTGATGCCTCCAACTACAAATACACCACCATGTTACCTGCTTACGGTAATGCTGCTATCACTTCTAGCAACGTCGGCTTCTCCATCACGTCCGATACCTTCCTCAACACCCTCGTTGACTATGGCACATTATCTGTTAACTCTACTGATGTTCACAAGATTCTTGCTTATGACTTCCAATACAAGGCTTACGTTGATGCTGTAAAACGCTCAGGAACTACTGACCTTGATAACCGCATGCTTATCGAAGGTGCTCCTCTTAACATCGACAATGTTTTCGGCACAACTGCTTACAACGCCGAGGTTAAGGGTAACCTCGAAGCTCAACCATTCCTTGTTCACTGCTACACTGGCATGTCTGACATCTCACCCCGTGAATCGATGTATCCCTTCTTTAATGTTAACGATACCACTGGTCGTTCTGATGCCAACGTTACCAGCGACCCTAACTACCTCTTCCCTGGTTTCGTCTACAAATACACCGCTAGCAATGGCTACGAATTCTTCTCTTACCGTGGAGCTTCTGATTGCGATTTCGAAATCAACACTGATTCTGCTCCCACTGCTGTCCACACTCTTAAGGTCTATGCTGTTGACACTGAAAACAAGACAGTCAAGATCTCTCTCAACGGTGGTGTCGCCAAGACTCTCCCTCAAAGACCTGTCCGCCTCGGTCGCCCAGGCAGCTCTCTCGGAAAGGACTGGTATTCTTATGTTATTGTCTACTTAACCAACGCTGCTGGAAGCCGTGATTACATGGTTATGTTATATCGCCTCAACGGTGATGCTGCTAACCCTAACGTTGTCCCAACTTCTCTCCCTGCCAGCGTATCACCCTATTTACCTGTTACCGCTCAAATCAGACCTGTTTCTCAATGGACTGAAAACAAGATCAAATACAGCGTTGCTATGCGTGTATGGGATAACGCTGGTGTTCAAAACCCTGCCTATAATTCCAGCTCTGATTACAGTCAAGTTGTTGACCTTAACACTTTCTATGGCCCCGCTATCACTAGCTCTGTCAATGTAAGTGTTGGTGTTAACGTATTCTCTCAACCTCTTAACAACTTAATGGTTGCTATGGAATATCTCGGTTCTACCACCAAGGACTTAATCACTTATGGCCGCAAGGACTTTGACCTCAACGGCGCTTTAATTGCTGGAAGTGATGTAACTATGCAATACGGTGTTCCCTACAACAATGGTGCTATCTCTAACACTGTTACTGCTGATAGCCCTCGTCTCAGTATCGCTGCAAACACTGTTCGTTATTACCTTGATGGATACGGCAGTGCTGTATACGCTGATATCGATGCTAACTCCAACTATGCTCTTAGTGGAAGTGTATTACGTGTTTACCGCTCAATCTCTTACAATCTCTTACGTGCCAGTGAATCTGTTAACAGAGGCTTATTAACTCGCTATGCCAACACCTCAGGAAACTCAATCGATGTAATCACTGAAGCCCTCGCTGCTAAGAAGGCTGGCTTCTCATTATCTCTTACTCACAACGTTGTTGACCTCTCCGCTCGTTTAGCTTACCAAAACGGAACTACTGTTTCACAACAACAATCTCCTCTCGAGTTCAACATGCAAACTCTTGCTGATAAGCTCAGAATCCAAGTTGTTCAATATAACCCTGTTTCTGCTCAATACGTCAACACCATCTTAAACGAAATCACCTACTTACGTGCCAATGACCTTATCGACCTCTCATACAGATTTGGTGGAAGCATTGGTGTCATCTCTCTCGAATCTGTTCGCGGTTACCGTTACTACGCTGGTTACTCAACTGCCACTGATTTATACAGCTCTCTATTCAGAGTAAGACTCGCTCCCGACTCTTACAACGCTTACAGACCTGTAACTGGCGGTGCTTTAATCTCAAGCAAATACGGTGTATTTACTAAGAACCACAAAGTCATCGAAGATGCCCCTAACGCCCCTGTTCTCTCTTGGGATAACAAGTCTATCTCTTCTACTTACCAACAACTCACCGCTGGTGCCAACACTCGTGTTGCCCGCTACACTAGCACTGGAACCAACTTTGTAAATGTTCTCGTTGAAGAATTCTACGGACACTACAATAATGTTCTTCAAGAATACACCACTGGTGGTGTAACTGGATTAAACAACAACCACGCTATCAGCTCAACTGCTTATGTTGCTGCTAACCTTACTGGAAACACCTTTGAAGTTAGCATTGCTGGCAGCACTCAATCATTTACCATCAACACCGCCGTTCTTCCTGGTGCTTCTCTCAGTGGCTTCGCCAATAGATACTACTCAATCATATACACTGGTACTGTTCCCATGGTTCTCTACAGAGCTACTTGCGGTGCCTCAGGAACATCTATCTCTGCTGTTCAATCTGCTCTTAAATACTTCAGCAATTATGACAGTTTAAGTTCTTCTGGTTTAGCTGCTCCTGGTGCTGCTATTTCAGCTGAATCTTTCGCTGTTGTATACCCTCACAGTGATAAGACCAGCGCTAATGACTACATTTTATACCGTGGTATCAAGATTCGCACTTTAGCTCAACACTTTACCGCAGGCAAGATTAACTCATGGTTCACTGTAGTTGTAAACTCTAACCTCTTCTTACAAGGAATGTTACTCAACTACTCATACGGTTCTTCAAGTTTATCAGTCCCTGTATCTGCTAGCTACGAACAAACTGCTTCACTCAACATCCAAGGAAGCGATTCTGCCATCTTAAATGGCTCCTTAGGAAGCTACAGACAATACAGCATCAAGCAAGGCGCTGATACTTACTTCAAGATGCTCGTAAGCGGTGTAATCACCCCTGAAAACAACTTCAACATCACTATCGGTGCTGCCAAGGCTCACTTCTATGAAGCTTATGATATGGATGAAAGCAAGACCATCGGCTACAGTGCTCTTGACTCACTCAACTTATCTGAGTTAACTTATGACCTCTCATCTCAATCCACTGTAAGCATCTACCCTGTTCCCAGATTCAGTGTTGAACTCAACAACAGTGCTTCTTGGGCTCAAGGATGGGTTGCTGTTCCCAACACTTACATGGAACTCAAGTTCAACAAGAAATTCTCCGTTGGTTATGCTCTTGATACCTTCTTTGTTCTTAAGTCCAACAACACTTGCGCCTTTAGCGTAGTCGAAATCACTCCTGCTCTCAAGGCTAACGGTAGTGATGCTCAAACCGAACTTAGAGCCTACAACCGTAGAAAACTCCGTCTCACTGCCCCTGCTCAATGGACTCTCAGTTCTTCATCTGATTCTGGCGATCTCGCTGGTCTCACCTTTAAGCTCAAGGCTGATGCTAACGTAGTCTCTGGTGATAAGGTTACCGTCTTCTGCGCCAACAGTGCTAACCTCAACAACAAACTCCAATGGGTTGTCACCAACTCTGAAAACAGCACTGCTAAGACTCTTGCTCTTCCTCAATACGACGAACAACGCTATGCTGAAATCCTTAACCAACAACTTAACGTCGAACAACGTTTTCTTGATGCTACTCTCTAAATAATTTAATTAAAGAAAACAGACACTAAAAGAATTTAAATATAAAAATTTGATTCTTACATAAATTATAAATTAATATAATCTATGTGTGGAATCTTCGCATATCTGCTAAAAAAAGGGCTAACATTTGACACTGAATTAATTAACAAACTTAAAACTGAGTGTGAGAAAACAAGACATCGAGGTCCTGATAATTCACGATATCTGGAAATTGACCATGTATTCTTAGGATTCCATCGACTAGCTATTAATGATATTACAGAAAAGGGCGACCAACCACTCGTTTTAGACGACTGCTACTTAATTTGTAATGGTGAAATCTATAATCATCTACAATTAGAAAAGGAATTCGATATCAAGACCAATGGACATAGCGATTGCGAGATTATTCTTCATTTATACAAAAAACTAGGCATTCATAGAACATTAGAACTTATTAGTGGATATTTCGCATTCACTCTATATGATAAATCAAAGGATGTTGTATATGTCGCTCGTGACCCGATTGGTGTTCGCGCACTATATATGGGTCATGATACTAATGGTTCAGTGGGTTTATGTAGCGAATTAAAAGGTTTATCTGAATTTAAGGAATTAGAAATAAACCAATTTCCACCAGGTTCATATTGGGATAGTGAATCAAATCGATTTAATAAATACTACACATATGATTATCCCAGAATAGAGCCGTCTGATTTGTCCATTGAAGAACAATTAGTTAAAATCCGCCAACTTTTTGAAGAAGCTGTATATAAACGTTTTATGTTTGAAAGACCATTTGGTGTATTTCTTAGTGGTGGTTTAGATAGCAGTCTAGTAGCCGCTCTAGTCGCAAAACATAACGCACCTGACCCTATTCATTCATTCTCAATTGGTATGGAAGGTAGCACAGATTTGGCTAAAGCTCGTATTGTTGCTGAACATATTGGCTCTATTCATCACGAAGTTATTGTTACACCAGATGATATGCTTAATGCTATACCTGATGTTATTAAACAGACTGAAACATATGATACTACTACTGTAAGAGCAAGCACCCCTATGTATTTACTCTCTAAATATATAAAAGAGAATACCGATATTGTTGTTGTATTTAGTGGAGAAGGTAGTGATGAAGCCAGTGGCAGCTATCTATATTTTCATCGTGCCCCTGGTGATGAGGCTTTTCAGGAAGAATGTGTAAGACTACTTAGGGATTTGTGCTATTTTGATTGTTTGAGGTGTGATAAATCAACTGCTGGAAATGGATTAGAAGTTCGTGTGCCGTTTTTAGATAAGGAGTTTTTAGTAGAATATATGCGTGTTCCTGCTGAATGGAAGAGACCTCGAGACGGTATGGAAAAATGGTTAATTCGCAAGGCTTTTGATGGAACTGGTCTTCTTCCTGATGAAATTCTTTGGCGTAAGAAGGAAGCATTCAGTGATGGTGTAAGCAGTACTGAGAAATCCTGGTTTCAAATCATTCAGGAACATATTAACTCTGTAGTATCGGATGAAGAATATATCGAAAATAGGGATAAGATAAGCCCTAATCCACCCGCATTAAAGGAGAGCTACTATTATCGTAAGGTTTTTGATAGCCTATATCCTGGAAGGGCATCCACAATCCCATACTATTGGTTACCGAAATGGTCTGGTGATACTAAAGATCCCAGTGCCCGTGTTTTAAGTATTTATACTGAATTAGATAAAAAGGAATAATTACAATACTAATAATTTTTTATTATATTATTGTATATAATAAAATGGATTATCTAAAAAAATCTCGTAATAACAAATCTCGTAATAATTCTAGAAGAAATAACCGTTCTCGTAATCAAAGAGCTGGTGCTGTTAAGAGTGAATGTGCTGGTAAGGTAAAATCCGATTGTGTAGAACCATGCCAATGGAAGAGTGGTGAGAAACGTCAATATTGTGCTATGGGACGTTCTAAGACTGCTTCTAAGCAGGAGTCAAGAACCGCATCACCTGTTTCAAGACAAGCATCACCTAAATTGCCCAAATCACCTAAAGTAACTAAAGCTGCTCGTGCGGAGGCACTTAGAGCTGCCAATTGGTGCTTAGACCAACCCCATGATATATGTGTTGTATCTGATGACTGCCAATGGATAAAACCCACCACTACTAAAACTGGCAAAGTAAAACCTGGATACTGTAAAATGGTAAAGAAGGCTGCTAAGGGTAAACAGCCCGCACCCGTTGAAGAAGAGGAGTTGGTTATTCCTGAATTAGAACTTGAACCAGAAGTTGAAACTCCTGTTAAATCATCGAAAAAAACAAGTGTATCAAAATTACGTAAGAGTGCTAGTGAAGAATATAAGCCTGGATATTGCTTAGATTTGCCTATTGAATTATGTGAACAAGACCCAAACTGTATATATACTAAAGGATATACAAATACTAAAACTGGTAAAGAAGTAGCAGGTCGCTGTAGTGCTAGAAAAGGGACTCGCGGTAGTTTAAAATATGAGGGTCCTTTACCAAAATCATTACAAACTAAAACATACGATTACTATTTTAAAATGAATGTTAGTGCCAGTCCCGAAGCAACCTTTGATGAGATAATAGATTGGTATATGAGTTATTATTCTACTTGGAATAAAGATGTTGATGAGAGATTTGATCATTTTACAATGAAAAAGCTAAATACCTCCTATGGTACATCATTTTTAGTTAGTTTCGAATCTAATGTTGAATTATCAGATAGAGACATAGAAATAGAGGTTGATACATTGGCTAATCCTGATGATGATGTTAATAATCCTTTACATGGTGAGCCAGTTTCAGGTGATGTAACTATTTATTGGTAATGTAGCTAGTATTCAAACTAATTAAATAACTAAAATAATTTACAAATTATATTATTTTAATTATTAACAACGAATGCGTCATATGCCCATTGTAATAAAGCCTGACGTTGTTTAGGTCTACAATCTAAATCACTACAATTTTTGGATACTTGACCAGAGTGCCTCTTAAATGCTTTCCATCTTTTTATCTGTATCATATCTAATTTAGGTATTCTTCTGCCAATATAATATCTACAATACCATTGAAACCATCCTCTATTATCAGGGTCACCCTCTATTTGAGGAATCCACCCTTTATCTACCCAATCTTGTAAATTCATGCGACTCTTTATTCCAAAAAAATTACAATTAACATCAGGACCCTCTGGACTTAGAGTTCCTTGTTTTAGTGCGTTTTCATACCATTCTTTTGGAAATTCAAGAATACAATCATTTAAATATTTGCCCTCAAAAACACCATACTCTAACATCTCACCTGGTGTAAAATATGGTGTAAATTCTTCGTCATCAATTTCGCCAATATTTTTAGATAGAACATAGGTGTATCCATCATCCATTTTATTAATGGCAGTTATCTTTTTTCCTTTTCTAAATCCATTTTCAGGATTAGAAAATGGTAATAGCCGTTTCATGTCATCGGTTGACTTAATATTTCTAACTAATTCTATTAGTTTTTGACTATTCATATTTTGAGTATTATATCTTCACAAAATTTATTAATTTTAAGTAATCCATTTCTAGTATTAAGTCTAAATCTACCAAATGCTGAATCTGGGTTTGGCTCCTCGCGTCTAAAAGTATCCCTCATTTTATTTTCAACAGCACATAAGAAATGTTCATACTTCGATGTATTAATATAAATAATTGCTAAAAATAAAATAGGAAGATAATACATCATATTTAATTGGTCGCGAGCATTTGTCATAAACATTAATAAAATTACCAAAATAGCAATTTCTTTAATCATTAAATATATATAATAAATTATACATTTTTAATAATTATTCTTTTATGGGCTTTTTAAAAAATAACATATCCTACTTAGACCAGACTCACCTATTATTGTCTATAAAATTAACAAGATTAGTATAACAATTTTATAGAACAGGTAAGTATAATAATACTAAAACAATATTCTAGCTACTATAATCATATCCTATAATAGCAACGCATAGTAGAATATTGGGTGTAGGGTCAGAAGAACATTACACCCAAGCTTCTAGAACAATGCGCCATATACTCTAGTAAAAGATAAGTATAAATACATATCAAAAATCTGCCCTTGCGAACATTATCAGACTCCTCAACCAAACAGTTCTTTTGGAATCCAACACTAGAGGATGAATTATGGTAAACCAATTCATAATTATATATAACATTATTTTTTTAAGTAGTTATCAATTGCTAATAAATAATGTAATTATATTTAGATTTTAGAATACAATGAAATCTATTTAAAAAATAGATAGACTTAATTAGTAATAATGGTTATCGATATATTATTTGTATTATTATCAAGTATTTTTTGGGGAGGATGTATTATCTCTATATCTAAAATAAGACCTCCTGAAATTGCTAAAAATTACACGCATTTTATACATGCTCTAATATACGTTATTTATTATAAAAACATAACAGACACAACTTATTTAATATCACTAAGCACTGGTTTCTATATATTCGACTTATTCTATATTCTATATGGATTAATTATTAAAAATTCTAGATATGGTGAACAGATACCATTTATAATTCATCATTGTATAGCTATATATGGTCTATATTTAGGTAAAATCGGATATTTTGCGGATATTGTTCTATATATGTACTATTTATTAGAATATTCCAACTTCTTACTCTATATTTCATATCATGTTCACAAAAGATATCCTATGTATAAATATTTAGTAGTATCAGTGGAATTTCTACAATATATTTGGTATAGTTATTTTAGAATAGTACGTTTTTCGAAATTTATCTATGATAAGAGATTATTAATCTTTAGTACGCCTATCTATATTATAATCCCATTAATGACATTATATCTAATGGGTTGTATTTGGAGCTACAAATTATTTAGAAAAAACCTAAAAAATCTACGGGTAATACCAACAGATAATCTGGTTAGTAGTGAGAAGAAGAGTGACTAGCATAGATTAATAATAAATATATATTATTAATTTAGACTAATGGACTAGCGGCGGCCATACCAAGATTGGGGAAACCAACCATGTTAGCACCGAGACCAAAACCAGCACCTTGACGGGCAGCATAGCTAATAGAGGGTGAGAACATATCTAAAATAGCAAATACGGCAGCGGCAGTAAGGGCAATAAGAAGAATTTCTTCAACATTGAGACGATTTTTAGCGACAAGGTAGCAGGCTACGGCAGTAGCACCACCTTCAACTAAATATTTAATAGTTCTCTTTACTATTTCTTGAACATCAGTGGGAGCGCGTTCTAATGACGACATAGAGTTATTATATTTCAAAAAGAGAAAAAAAAAATAGATAAATTATTAATACTTAAACATAAATTGACTATATTTTAAATATAATGACTGATACAGCAGAAGATTTTTTGGAAGTTGATGCCCCTATTCCTGGACAGACTTATGGTGTCTTTTCGTTTCTTAGTCCAGAAAAGGTTTTAAAAAAAAAGGAGGTCTATTTTATGAGTGAATATCTTAAATGGCTGTGTGACCAAAGCGATTTTTTGAATAATGCTGTATTAAAGGGTGATAAGACCAAGCTTGATTATGAAGCTGTAAAGGGTAGTTATGATGATTTTATTTATTCTAATGAAGAGCGGTTAGAGGACAAGTTTCATGAAATGGAGGAATTTAGAACTACGGTGCGCGGTTTCAAATGTCGTGGTGTCTATGCTACTCAACGTGAGGCTGATGTTCGTGCTAAGGTTTTACAGCGTTTAAATAAATATGACAATATTTTTATTGGTCCATTGGGATATTGGCTTCCTTGGGACCCTAACCCAGACCGTATTGCTGAACAAGAGTATGCTGAATCCGAGCTTAATAATTTAATGAAGAAATACAAGGAGAATTCTACAAAGCGTGATATTTTTTACCAACAACAAAAGGAGGAACAAATTCGTGCTACAATGGAAGAGCGTCTTAAGAAGGAAAAGGAGAAATCGGCTGCTGGAAGTGCGACTGAAACTCAGGATGTGGAATCCCAGAACAAGGAATCACAGGAAAAGATGTTTGGTGAAGAGGACCCTTGGTTAAAACAGAAGAGAGAATAAATATCTTTTAGAATGAATATAATGAAGTCTGTTGTTGCTTTTCTATTTTTGATAGGGGTAATAATGATTGTCTTAGGTTATCAGAAAGAGTATAAAAAATGTCCTGGACCTGCTATAGAATATAGATTTATTCCAAGAACATTCTACGACGAACAACTATCCAGTCCAAATTTATTAAAAGAATTTAGCGCTATGTTTGAAGAAGAAAATATCTGGATTAAAGATAGGTCTGGTGCGGATATTAAGAAAAATATTAAATAAATATTGAAAACTAGTTATCTTGTTCTCAATATTTTATTAAATGGCATTAGGCATCTATCTTTTTAATAAATTCAAAATACATAATATCACTATTACTAATTTTATAATAATCATTTTTATCCAATAACTCCATATTATCCAACTGAAAATAGTCGCGCATCTTTAAATCCAAAAAATCATTCAACATAAAGAAATCTGATGTCCCTTTATCAAACCTAACCAAGACTCTATATACTTTATTCGATTTATTATAAAATATAATGGCATCATAATTTTGTTTATTTAGATAATAGATATATATATTTTTAAAATTAATACGCTCTATTATCTCTGGGGATTTATTAAGTTTCTTGTCTATTATACGAATATAATTGTAAGTATCATAATTTATTACTAGATTCCTAAGTGCCGAAGCAATTCTATGAGATGTCATGTTGTTTACTAATAATTAATCATTACATATTTTCTAATATCTTTTCAGATATTAAATTTTTTGAAAGGCGTTGAACAAGAAAAAAATTGATTATCATTTATTCTTTGGTTAATTTTAACATCTTAAACAGCAAGATATTAAAAAGGATTATATATATGAGCAATTTAGATGAAGACCAGAAACGCGCATTTGAACTAATGGCAAGTGGTAAAAACGTATTTTTAACAGGTGGTGGTGGAACAGGAAAATCATATGTTCTGGAGCTATTTATTAGGTATCTAAAATCAAAGTATATGGGAGACTGGAAAAAATATTTAGGTATAACGAGTCTAACAGGGTCAAGTGCGCTTCTTATTGGTGGAACAACGATACACTCGTTTTCTGGATTAGGTGTTAGCAAATTAGAGGATAGTAGACTAATAGAGACAATATCTAAGCGAAAATTTGTAAAAGATAGATGGAAACATCTGCGGGTTTTAATTATAGACGAGATTTCTATGATGACCCCAAGAACATTTAGACTATTATATAAATTACCGCAATTTATTAGAAAGAATAGTCTGCCATTTGGTGGAGTACAGGTTATTTTAAGTGGAGATTTCTGTCAGCTATCACCTATATTAGAACAACACCTAACTCACACAATGGAATATTGTTTTGAAACCCCCGAATGGTCTGAATCAAATATTAATACTGTCTATTTTAAAAAGATTCATCGTCAGGCAGATATCGAATTTATTGAAACATTACAGAAAATAAGGTTAGGTATATCTAATCAGGATACAAGTAGCACACTTATGAGTCGTTTTAAGAAAAATCTAGATAATAGTTCAGGTATTATGCCTACTCAATTATTCCCTACTCGAGAGAGAGCTAACATGATAAATTCCAAATATTTAGAGGAGTTAAAGAAAGAAAATGTAATATATGATTTTAATGTTAGCATTACAATAGATTCTATTAAAAGTGATGTTGATGCGCCTCCAATAACAATGGAGCATAAAGATGAGATAGAACAGAAAGTGATATCGCAATTGCCTATATCTAAAGATACATCTTTATGTAAGGGATTACAGGTTATTTTAGTTATTAATTTAGCTATAGATGATGGGTTAGTGAATGGCAGCAAAGGTATAGTAACCGATTTTGATGACAAAGGTATGCCAATAGTGCGATTTTTAAATGGTAAAGAGAGAGCGATTACACTATATACTTGGGAGATAGATGACCATGGTTTATTAATTAAAGCTGATGGTATACCATTAATTCTTGGTTATGGTTGCACTATTCATAGGTCACAGGGTATGACTATTGATTTAGCGATAATAGATATAGGTAAGAATGTATTTACAGGTTCTGGTGGTTATGGACAGGTATATGTGGCACTAAGTCGTGTTCGTAGTCTAGATGGTCTATGTATTTTGAATTTTGAACCAAATAGGATTAAATGCCATCCAAAGGTAATTGAGTATTATAATAATTTAGAAAGGGCTAGTCAGGTGTCGGATATAGTCATTGGCGGAGGTGAAGTAGCTGATGATAAATCGGTGGATTCAGATGAAATTTCAACAGATTCTACGAGTAGTATTGGAGAGCATGTTATATCATTTGAGAAATTGCGAGATTGTGAAAAGCCTGTTGTGAAGAGAATAATAAAAAAATCAAAAGAGGAAATCAAGAATGGTCAATTTAACATCCAGACTTTCTTTAGTAAAAAATAGTATAAATTATGTAGCAATTAGATTAATTATTTTTTAATTCTAAAGAATAATTAATTAATGTAAAAGAGAAGATGGTGGAGGACTATCCTTAGATAGACCTATCATTAGATAGACCTATAGAATTCCCATCCTAGGTCCCCGCATATTTTTTCCCAGATGATATCCTGTTGTTGTAGTTTTTCTCTTGATTTTAGCAAAGGAAAACATGGCAATAGGTGGTCTAGTTCCAATAGTTGACAAAATTTGTGTAGAACATACCCATATGATAAGAAGTTTTGTCTATCAGGTGGACAATATTTTATGAATGGTATTTGAATTTCTTTAAACATTACTCTAAGTGTTTCTTCTTGGCTTTTAGTAATATGTGGAGCTGGAATACCATTAATATGATTAATTATATGTGGAATATGTTCATAATATTTATTTAGATTTAACTTGCGCAGTATTTCTCTAATTTTATTAGGTTGAATACTGGATAGGTCAGTAATGCGTTCTTTTTTAATTTCATCCAATATTTTTTCATATACATCTTTATGGATATCGGTTGATTCTTTACCTTGGAATTGGCTAACCCATTCATTGAAGTGGTTAATGCGTTTGTAGGCGAAATATGCGATTTCTTTTGGTGGTTCTTTGTAGCTTGGTTTATCACAATCTATCAATATATATTCTTGTTTACCGCATTTTTGGCAAACCATAATACCTTCAGCGTTGACGAAATATTTCTGAGCATTACATTTTCTACATACTTCAATATCTTCTTCTTTATTTCTATCGGATATGTATCGTGTATCGACGTAGCTCATATATTTATCTAACATATCTGTTTTGGATATAGTCTTTTTGCTTTTGGGTTGAGTGTTAGCTACTTCAGTCTGTATGCCACTATTTGTGGTGGATTCGAGTGGTGTATCTTTTTTTTTAAAGAAGTCAAGTATAGATTTAGAGAGAGGATTTTTGTCTATATTTTGTGTAGATGTATCTATATCGGTTTGTGATGGTTCATTACATCTATTGTAGTATTGGAATAGAATATGGCCAGTATTAACATAATACTGATTGGGATCTTCTAAGGTGTTAATATTTGCGATATTTTTTTCAATTTCCTCGATTTTTTCTCTAAGGTCGAATTTTTGGTTGAGTTGTTCATCGGTGATGAGATTGTTTGGTATACTTTCTAATTGTTTGAGTATTTGATGAGTTTGTGTTAATTCGTTTTGTAATTCGATTTTCCTGGTTTTGTTATCGCTAAATTTTTTAACGATTTCCTGGTGTTTATTGTCTATGTTAATAGGGACGTTATTATTATTTTTTTTATTTTTATCTTTAAATATTAACATATTAGAATTACAAAGGTATTTATATATTTAATATAGTTGGGCATTCTTTTAAATACAATAATAATGAATAGTAGATTAATTAATAGTTAAATTAAATAAATAAAAATGGGGTTTTTGGATGTTTTAAAAAAAGTGATGATAGAAGTAGACTATTTGTTAAAAACTGTAGTATTTTTGAATAGATTAGTGATATTTGTGATAATTTAATAGATTTTATTTATTTTTCGTTAAATTGGTATAATTGATTTTTGATAAGAGAATATAATCGGGGTAATGGCGCAAAAAATGGATATGATAAGTAAAGAAAAAATAATTGTAGATTTAATTAAAATTTCTTTTATTTATAGTATGATTAAGGATGGTTGGAGATTTAGATGTATATCTGACAAGGTGTATGAGTTTAAGAAGAGTAGAGCTCTGGTGAATGATGTAGATGTTAGAAAGATTTTAGGTCAACATTTCGGCAATGCGTTCTGTTAAAATTTTTTTCTGTTATATATTATATAACAAAACAACAATGGGTGGTGGTTTAATGCAACTCGTCGCTTATGGCGCTCAAGACATCTATCTTACTGGTAATCCTCAAATTACTTTCTGGAAGGTTATGTACAGACGTCACACTAACTTCTCTATGGAATCTATTGAACAAACCTTCAACGGTGCTGCCGATTGGGGTCGCAAGGTTACCTGCACTATTTCCCGCAATGGTGATTTAATCTCTCGTGTATACCTTCAAGTTACTCTCCCCAGTGTTACTGTTACTGGTGTCCAAAGATTTCGCTGGCTCAACTGGCTTGGTCACGTTATGATCAAGCAAGTAGAAGTTGAAATCGGTGGTCAACGCATCGACCGTCACTACGGTGACTGGATGCACATCTGGAACGAACTTACCCAAACTGCTGGCCACGCTGCTGGTTATGCTTCCATGGTCGGCAACGTTCCTCGTCTTGTCCAACCCATCAACGCTGCTGGTCAAGCCCCTGCTGCTAACCCCAACGACTTTGCTTTTGGCACTGTTGACACCACTGCTGCTATGCCCGAAGTAACTCTCTATGTTCCTCTTGAGTTCTGGTTCTGCCGCAACCCTGGTCTTGCTCTTCCTCTTATTGCTCTTCAATACCACGAAGTCAAGATCAACCTTGAATTCCGTGAAGCTTCTGGCTGCTACTGGAGTGAAGGTGGTGTTGTTCTTCCTTCTCTCAAGGCAGCTTCTCTCTATGTTGACTACGTTTACCTTGACACTGATGAACGTCGCCGCTTTGCCCAAGTTTCTCACGAATACCTCATTGAACAACTCCAATTTACTGGTGATGAATCTGTTTCTTCTACTGCTAACAAGATCAAACTTAACTTCAACCACCCAGTTAAGGAACTCATCTGGGTTGTTCAACCTGAAACCAACGTTGACGCCGCTGCTACTCAAGCTGTAGGTGGTATCCAATGGTTCAACTACACTGATGCCCTTGATACCTCTGCTCTTGGTGGCACCCCTGACTCTCCTCTTGGCACTGGTATCTCCAGCGCTGCTAACGCTGCTGCCATTAACAACCTTGTTACCATCGCCCCCACTGCCAACGCTGCTGCTGCCAACGCTGCTAACTTGTCTCAAGCCACTGGTTCTGCCAACGGAATCACCTTCAATCTTCTTGACCGTGGTGACAACCCAGTTGCCTCTGCTAAGCTTCAACTTAACGGACACGACAGATTCTCTGAACGTGATGGCCGCTACTTTAACCTTGTTCAACCTTACCAACACCACTCCAACTGCCCTGCCACTGGTATCAATGTTTACTCTTTTGGCCTCAAGCCCGAAGACCATCAACCTTCCGGCACGTGCAACATGTCTCGTATTGACAACGCTACTCTCCAACTTAACCTCACTGCCCGCGCTGTCCGTCTTAACAACGCTCCTCGCTCATGCAAGGTTCGCGTCTACGCTACTAACTACAATGTTCTCCGTATCATGAGTGGCATAAACACCTGTGCCCAACAGTTGGCTGCTTTATTAGCTATAGCTTGTCTAATAAAGGTAAACAGTGTAAAAGCTATCAGAGTATATTGACTATGCTTTGTATATAACCAGCTAGTATTGCTTGAAAGCAATGCGACAAACTCAAATTGCGGGAAACTCCTTAGAGCCTTCTCTACCAAGTTATATTGGAAACAATATAATGGCCGCGTTAATTGCGCTGGGTATGGTAAAAATGAGAAGGATTGGATGATCCGCAGCCAAGCTCCTAAACTTCGATATGGTAAGAAGAATGGAGAAGGTTCAGAGACTAAATGGGTTTGGGGGTATGGAACTAAACCAGTTCTATATACTCTTAAGATATAGTCCGGCCTCTTGCGAAAGCTTGAGGATAAGACCCGGGGCGGTCTGGCCTACAGTAACTAAACGTAATATTTATATATTACGCCCAATAACATTCATAAAAATTGATTTTAATATAAGGATAATTGTATTATAATTTTTATATTAAAATGTCAGGTATCAATGTTATCCCTTACCCTAATGATGAAAACAGTGTTATCATCAACCTTAAATTATTATCATATATTGTTGACAAAAGCAGTTTAGAAAGTTTAAAGATTAAAACGTATAAGTGGTTCGTAGATAATAATAACCATTTATGTTTTAAAGATACAACACGCAATAAAATGCTCATCGAATTATTAACAGACACTAACGCAGATTTTGTTACTTATTCATTTTTAAATGACAATAAATATGATTATAGATTATCTAATATACGAGCTATCAGTAATGAAATACTTAGTATACAACAAAATTATGTAGATTCAAATGAATATAGTATTATTGATTTAGTTTATAATAAGTCGTCTAAAAGGTATAAAAAGGACACTCATATTAAAAATGTTATTTGGAAAGTTCGTAAAAATAAAGATGGAAATGAAGCATTAATTATGTTCACAAATGCTAAAATTGTCGAAATGTCTGTAGAATCTTTGGATATTTTAATTAAATGTTTTGAACTATATGATACTATTTGGTTTTACTCTCCTCTAAACGGATTTATTATGTCTAAATCAAACATAGGAGGTCTCTATTTACATTTAATATTATTAGGCAATACATCAATAAAACATCATTTAGTATTACACAAAAATGATAATAAATTAGATAACACGTTGTCTAATTTAAAAATAGTAGCTAATAATTTTGAATTAAATAACTGTCTAATATCATATATCGCGCAAGATAATATTATAGTTAATAATATTGAACATCCTATAGTTAATAATATTAAAAAAACAAATATAGTTATAGATGAACCCGCTTTTATGACACATCCGAAATATGGTAGCTTCTATTATAATAAATGGTATCCACTTAAATATATTAATAATTTAAAAATAGAAATAATCGAATATTACGAGATATTAGTCAAAAATAATGATTCAGAGTATTGTTATATTCGCAAATTCTTATCAAATGATAATTACTTTAATTATAGTATTCCAAAGTCTAAAATTTCACAAGCAATAAATTATAATGGTAAAATAATGAGAATACACATATTAAAAGCTATGCTGTATTCAATATTTGATACAATAGAGCCCAATGAATCAATTGACCATATAGATAATAACTATAAAAATAATAATATAACAAATTTACAATGGCTTTCTATATCAGACAACTCTAAAAAAGGACAGGAGACTACTGTATTAAAAACTAACTTGAACGGAGGTAGAAATGGAAAGTATATTTTAATCAAAAAAAAGAATGAATTACATATAAAAGACTATACTAAATCTATAATTATAGGAACATTTCGTAGTATAGAATATGCCACAAGATTTATTAAAGAAACTCTTAATAAAGACATTAGCAATAAAAGTCTTGCATCTAAAATTACAAGAGCAATAAAAAACCCACATTATAGTGTTTATGGATTTCATTTTGAAACATTTATAAATGACATCGATTCTGAAATATGGAAAGAACTACCTAAAAATATAAGTCGTGATGATAAGACATATAACGTTTCTAGTTTTGGAAGAGTTAGAAATTCATTTGGAGATTACATGTTTCCGTCACAAAACAGATACAATATTAAATATCCATACGTTGTTATAAACTATAATAAATACCCTATTCATTATCTTGTTTGGACTGCGTTTTTCGGAGAGGTTCCAGATAACATGATTATTCTTCATAACGATTTAGCACCTTTAAACGAAAATGGTTCTTACAGAAATTATCTGGAAGATTTAAGAATCGGAAGCTATTCACAAAATAGTCAAGAATACTGCTTATATAAACATTTTCAACAAATAATTCCTAATGAAATGCCATTTCAACAATTTATAGAAAAAACACCTGAAATATCCGAACTTGGAATAAAACCAGAACCTACAACTAATATTGGAAAATTAATGGCAAAACCACCTAAATATATTCAATATATAAAAGCTTCAGATAAACGTGGTTCAAAATTCGTTATCGGTAGACAATGTCCTGGATTAACTACCGATATATCATCATCTGGTTCTAAATTACTTAGCGACGAAGACAAGTTTCTACAAATCATAGAGAAATATGACCAAATTACTGGTTCAAACTATTTGAAAGAAATTACTATATAGATTAATTTTCCTCAAGAAAAACAATTTACTATTTTTAATTATTAAAACGCAAATTTGCTCATCCCATAATAAGATTATCAAAAAATCAGTGATATAATTAGTATTTACAACAACCAAATTAATCACAATTCTTAATGTATTTAATTATCTCAGTATGTATTCTATTGAATAGATTTAAAATATTGAAATCTTTATCAAATGGATTAAATCTTATAAATGAACAATCCAATTTTTCCGTTTTTAACTGACTGTCAGCTTTTCAAAATGGAAATCACTGTTTATATTGTTACTATTGACTAATGCCGTTTTTTTGAAAAATAAGACGTTGTAAACTGTTATATTACAACACATATTAATGGATATTGTGAACGCGTTCAATACCAACAATTTACACACAGAAATTGTAATTAAAGGCACAACAGATGTTCCGCTATTTCGTGCCAGTGATATAGGTGAAATTTTAGAGATGAGCAATATCAGAGCTTCTATTTTAGAATTTGATGATTCGGAAAAGTGTGGTGTAAATACTATTGACACCACGGGGCGAATTCAAAATATAACATTCCTTACTGAAAAAGGCCTATATAAAGTTTTATTTAAATCAAGAAAACCTATTGCTCAAAAATTCCAAGGTTGGGTTTGTGATGTAATTAAAGAAATTAGATTAAATGGTTTTTATGACTTACAAAAACAATTAGAACAACAAAAAACAGAATTGGAAAAACTTGAAGAAAAAAAGAAACTTGAATATGAAATTAAATTAGAAAAAGAAAAAGTATTAGAAAGAGAAAAAATGCTATTAAAAGAATATGGAACAATTGGCTCAATTGTTTATATAGTCAAAGTTAAATCATATGAAAATGGTCAATATGTAATTAAAATAGGAGAAAGTAGACGAGGAATCACAAATAGATACAATGAGCATAAGACTAAATACGAAGAGTGCCTACTATTAGACTGTTTCACTGTCAATAAAAGCAAAGATTTTGAAAGCTTTATTCATAATCATGAGAATATTAGAGGAAATAAGGTAACAGACCTTAATGGTCATGAAAGCGAATTAGAACTTTTTTTAATCGGAAAGAATCTAACCTATCAAATGTTATTAAATATAATTAATAATAATATCAAATATTTTAATAATTATGATATGTCTAAACTAGAACTTGAAAATGAAAACTTAAAACTTATGCTCGAAATGAAAAATACTAACAATCTAAATCCAGAATTACAAGAAATCACTAAATTATTAAAACAATTATCCGCAAAAATAGATAATCTTGAAAATAAGACCAATAATATAATAGAAAAAACAAATACTCAAAACATCAAAACATCAACTGGATTTAAAGAACCATTAGTCACATTAGGACCTAGAGTTCAAAAAATCAATCCAGAAAACCTACAAATAGTAAAAATATATGAAAGTGCGTCGGAAGTGATGAAAGAAAATAGCAATATTAAAAGGCCTTCTTTATCTAAAGCAGTTAGTGATAATACTATATACTATGGATTTAGATGGTTGTTTGTAGATAGAGAACTTGACCCAAATATTATTCATAATATTCAACCAACAAAACAAACTAAAGTTCAAAATTTGGGCTATATAGCTAAACTCAATAGTGAAAAAACAGAAATTATTAATGTGTATTTACATAGAAAGACCGCAGCCCACTACAATGATTATGAATCAACTGGCGCGTTAGATATTCCAGTTCGAAATAATACACTTACTAAAGGATTTTATTATAAATTATACCATGAATGTAATGAAGATTTACGATTCGATTTTGAACAAAAAATAAATGGAACACCCATATTATATAAGAACGGAATTGGGCGATACGATTTAAATAATAATTTAGTAGCCGAATTTATTTCTAAAAAAAACTGCACAACTTCATTATCTATAAGCGATAAAACATTAAATAAGGCTCTCACTAAGAAAATTCAATATAATGGATTCTTCTATAAAGAAATGGGGACTAAATTAAAATGCCTATGACATTTAACTAACCAACTTCAAAATGAGTTCTATTTAGATAAAATAATATTACTACCAATCCTAATAGTATTATTTTATCATTAGTTATCAAAAATTAATAATCCTGTTCATGTAGGTTTCTCTATTTTAATTGTATTATAACCTGTATTATTCGCATTATATATCAGCACCAATTTACTATTATATTTATATAAATTAATATTAAATAATCCAGTTATAATCATTTTTTGGTAAAAAATATAAGTTTTTTACCTGCCACCATTTCTAAAATAATCCTGAATGACACGACATGTCCATGAAAACGAAGAACCAGAGTGTCTATCTTTTTCCAATAACTTAATAAATGAATTAAGTCTATGGTCATCCCAAAACATATAACCAGTATTAGCAGGTGGTTCGATTGTTGCGAAGAAATCCTCTAGTCTTAATTCTTTAACGGCATTGTAAGCATTCAATACCATATTTCTACAATGATTATCCTTTATATATGAAAAATCGTTGGTGTAAACAATACTCATGTTACTTATTTATTAATAATATGAGTAACGGTTTAAGTAAATCAATTTTTTTGCGAAATAGATTATTCGGCTACTTCCAATAGATTATTTTTGTTTTAGGCGAATTAATATGATGAGTGCCTACTAGCGTATACATTATATATTTCTCACCATTAGAGTACTTTTCTTTACTAATTATATTATAGTTTAGAGCACGTAAAAATTGTCGCAAAATAGTAATAACTTTCTGTTCATCTATATTTTCCAAGTATATTTTGGCTTTACATGGAAAATAAAATTCAGATAGCTCACTTTTAATAGCAATTATTTTAGATATAGACTCCCATTTTTCAAAGTCCTTCTTACGAAATGTATACTCTTCTTTAAATACATCTAGGCCTATAGCACTCAAAATCTTATTTAAAATCTCAAGTGTTGGCATTTTTTTAAATACTTGCGTCATCTTCCCAAAACTTTTTTAGGTATATTATATGGTTATATTATTTATATGGTGCTCGACTCTACTATACAAATTATTTTCTAATCTTGGTAGCACAGCAAAACAATCATGATAATAACGTTTAAACAAGGTTAATAATTTAAAATCATGTGGAAATAGATACGTAAATTCCTGTTTTAGTGTAATATCTCTATATTTTTTTGGAATTACGCGAATACTCTTTTTTGGAATAACCACCAATAGTTGGTATAAATTAAACGCATCGGGATTATCAACATCACGATATTCCACTAAACCTGATAAACACTTGCTATTCTTTCGTAACGACTCTATTCCCTGATATAGCGAATAAAGACTTGGAGCCACGGCATATTTATAATGCCAAAACCAGTTTTTACATCCACCCCGATAATACGCTAATATCCACTCTAAACTCTCCAAGTAATTAGTAACCATATTGTCAACAATATCTTTATCATTACATCCAAGCCAATAATTATTGTAGCGTGCCTGCCAACCATTTTTGCCTAACTGAATATAGTCTCTTTCTCTAACATAGTATGGGTAGAAATTTAATAGTGCCTTCTTTCTATCATATTCATCTAATTTAGGATTAAGATATGGACGCCAACGCGAATGTTCATCATTCAGGTCACCCAGGATTTTATTCTCATTTTTATATAGACCATATATTATAAAACTCAAAAATTCCAAATCTATACCTGTTTCATTTACTAAGAATCGCCTAAATCTACGTAAACCATCCTTATAAATATCACGCATAATCTCGAAACCACCCTTCTGAATCTTTAGAATGAATAGATTGGGGATGAAATCATTTCCTAACAAAAAGGTCAGGAATATATAGTCATCAAACGCACTCTTACTATTCACATAGTCTGAAATACCAAAATCCACCATTATAGCATTTCTAAATTCATTAATATCCATAAATAGATATTCCACATTCTTATCAACCTCAAATGGATAATAGGTCGATTCTCTAAACAAATAGGTATTAGGATACCCCTTTAACATTGTAAGAATAATCAGGTCGGCATCTAATCCATAAACAACTTTATTCTTGTCACGATGCGAATCCTTGTTTCTATACATATGTTGTAATAGTTTATGTTCGCCCTCGCCAGGATTTCGGCTACTATCCAATATCAACTCCAGCCGTGGATGTAATTCTTTCAAACGCGTTAGGTAGAAATCCAACTCATCTATAAGTCTTGACATAAATTTAGTGCCAGGTGTAATGGCGTTACTATCCCACACAGGTCTATCGCTGGTTTTACCAAACTGTTTATTTAATTCAGCCAACATCTCTGTTTCTTTAACACTCTTATAGCGACGTTGGCGTTGCTGAATCATTTTAGCTACAGGAGCCGTGCCATCTATAGCAATATAAATAGTATCTATCTTAGATAAACCTATACTATTTATTTTCTTATCAAGCAACACTATAACCTGTTGTAAAATATTGTATTCAATTACTAATTTAGAATCCGTGTTTGGTATAATAGCAGTAGATTTAGCATCATAAATGACACTATTAAAATCAAAATATAGCACAACACGCTTACTATCTAGTTTATCAATAACACAATTACCATAATTAGTGGTCAGATACCTAAAATAATAGGGCACACCCATGTTTTTATTTTATTTTGTAGAGCATATTTATTATATTCAATTTTATTTTTAAATCAATTTTATATTCGCTAAAAATAAAACTAATAATCATCGTCGGATAGGATTAGACACTTCACTTGCTCGGCAGGCTTAGGGGTAATAGTCACAGCACGCTCTTTACGCACTTTTACAGGTATAAGTGATGGGTCTTTACGACAACGCTGAACCTCCTCCCAGAATTCCTGAAACTTTGGCAATGTCTCACTAAACCATTTTTTATCTCGATACACAACAAAACAACTATATTGCTTTAGTCCCCACCAGATTATATTAATGTGTATTTCTGGATATAGATGGTCTATTATTTTTTGACGAGTAGCATCTAACCAAGAATTATAGTCTTCACCCGATATATTTAATGGACTATAGATAGTATGTTTTTTTTCATCTAAATCATGGTATACAACCACTACACCTTTATAATCAGCAGTATAGTCTATGTAATCCTCCATACACATAATCTCATCGTAGCAACATTCCACAAAATGACAGCGATGTAGATTACACACTTCCATTTGGAGTTGCGTTTGAATCCAATAATCGTCTTTTGGTGCGCCAACAATCTTTCTGGTGCGTGGGTTTTTAAACTCTACCAACTCACCATCTTCAGTTATTCCATCTGGACTGGCTGCTAAAAAACTATAGACTGGATGCTCTATACTCTCAAAATCATAGATTATTTTATTAATTTTATGACTATGAATCATATTAGATATCGGTTCAAATAGATGTCCATGTTCCGTGGCTACACCACCCCCAGTAATTTCAGGCATTGGTTGCGCTTTACTAATTAACATGGAGGTTCGTGACCCACCCAAAACGCCATTTGCCTCGCTAGCATTGATATGGTTATGGCGCTTGAGTTGCCATTCAATTGACTTTTGCGCACCATGTTTTGGAATTTCCTGTAATTTTTTTAATTGGGTAGTGTTCTCTGACGTTAGTCGTCTATTTATTTTAAGAGTGTATCGGTTGTTGGTGTTATATTTTGGAAATCGAATACATAGCATCTGGTCTACTATATACTCATGGAATTGTGTCTTGCTATATACCATTAGCAACATGGATAATACATTTTTTTTGTATTCATCGAAATCCCAGCTTTCCTGTTTTGCCTGTTCGGTGAAACTATCTATTGTATCTAAAATATCCTGTTCCATGTAAATATCTTTGGTGTATTCATTATTAAGTGTTTTATTTCTTTAAGCCATTTAATTCAATTTTTTATATCTAAAATATTTATTAATAATATACAAAAATGTTTAATCGTCGTAATTCCAGAAATAATAGCCGCAACAATCGTCGTAATTCCAGAAATAATAGCCGTAATTCTCAAAATAGAAATCAAAGAGGTGGAAATCCATCTGCTAAGTGCGCCCAAGAAGAATACATCTTTAACACCGCCTGTGTAAAGGTTTGCCCACCAGGAACCTATCCTGAGCCTGAAAAATTACCACTAACTTGCTCTAGTGACACCTGGTCTAATCGCGCTGCTACCAAGGTTCGTTTAAGTGCCAAGAAGGCTGCCGCTGCCACTGTAGAAGCTAGTAAGAAGGCTGCTTCCGCTACTAAGGCTTGGGCTCAAAAGAAGAAGGCTGAAATGGCCCATCAACGCTATCTTAGCTATAAAAAATATGTTGCCGAATATGAAGCCGCTCTTGCCCGTGGTCAAGATGTTGCTCAAATTCCTGCCCCTAAAATAGAAGAAGAGCATATGACTGTTTCAAAAGGTGGAAGAGGTTCCAGAAATAATCGTCGCAACAATTATTACTAATTTTTTGGCAAAATATCACTAACTAATTAATAGTAAAATAAGGATTTATTATTAACTAGTTTTGGTTACTATAATTGAAATAAGGTCTTACACTACATTGATGATGTTCGCAACTACGGGCTCTAATGTTAATCATGCCATCTAGTCTATGTTCCCCGCAAAATCTAGCAGGTCTGGTGTTTGGAAAATTAAATAAGGTGTAAACAACCTTTCTGTTCGCACAAGTTTTTGTCTCGGGTTTTAAGTGATATCTACTTGTTTATAAATAATTAATAGGTTATCTATCATTTTTTTTAGCATCGTATATTAGTGAAAATCTAAGGTATTTTGTTGGAATTCTAAGTTTTTATTGTATTTTTTTTAAAAAATTACAGTAAAAATTATTTTTAAATTTTATGACACTTTACCGAGCGGAATTTAGTTTCTTCTTTCAAACTTGTTGTTATAATAAGACCTAAGCAGGCGGACAGCGGTCTTTAAAGAGACAGCGCGGCCTCCTTCTTGTTCTTCACCGTCTTCGTTGTTGTTGTTGTTGTTGTTGTTGCGACCACCCTTTTGAGAAGCCTTGAGAGCCTTGGCAGCAGCGCGACGAGCCTTGCCTTCAGCGGAAGCCTTAGCGCGTTGAGCGGGGGAAGCGTGCTTGATGTGGTGGCGAACATCCTTGCCAGAACGGCGAGGAGAACGGGAAGCGGCACGAGCCTTGACAAGAGCAGCTACGTTGCCACGAGCAGAGGATCTCTTGGGACCAGCGTCAAGTCCTGGGTAATCGAGTTTACCAGGGTTGCGGAGGTAACGGGTGGTAGAAGTGACCTTCTTAGCATCCTTGGGGGAGTGGTGCATATCGCGGGACATGGCAGCCTTGCGAGCACGGGGGGATTCGTAGTCACGAGTTCTGTAGTAGCGGTTAAAGGCACGTTCAGCAGACTTGCGAGAAAGAGACTTGGAACCACGACGAGCAGAGATGGCTTTCATGTTAGCGTTGCCCTTGCCCTTGTTAGCAGAGGCATCAACGATAACCCAGCGAAGGTAAGCCTTGCCAGAAGAAGAGGTGGCCTTCTTGTAACCAGCCTTTACACCAGAAGCAAGAGTGACGGTCTTGCCATCAGCGTTAACCCTTAAAGGGGATTTTCCTTCCTTAGCACGCTTGTTGTTAAGTTCAGCAAGCATGGCGGGGGACATTTCAACTAATTGAGCGGACATTTTGTTTTTATATAATACCTTAATATTATTTTTCCTTACTATTTCAAAAAAACAGCAAAAAAACGGATATTTTCAACAAAACCTATAAAAAACTTTAAATTTTGGACTTTTATTTGAAAAAAAATTGATATAAAAGAAAGTAATTATATATTAAATATTACTAATGCCAAGAACAAAGAAAATTGCGCAGTCCACCAAGACTGAACCTGTTAATAACACTAAAGTAATTGAACTAGATAGTATACATGAAGACTCACAACTCTATCAAAAATTATCACATCTAGAACACGTTCTTAAACGACCTGCCACATATATAGGTTCCATTGAAAAAAGTAACGAAGAGATGTATATATTAGATAAAACTGACCCTGAAAATATTAGAGTCGTAAAAAAAACCATAGAAATTATACCAGGTCTATATAAAATATTCGATGAAATCCTGGTAAATGCCATGGACCAATATACTCGACTAATTACCAAAAAAGAAGCAGGGGATATGTCTATTTTCACAGTCTCAAATATTAAAATTGATATTGATAAGGACACAGGTAGAATTACGGTATTCAACGATGGTGAAGGTATACATATTGTCCAAACAAGTGAAGATGGTGTCTATGCCCCTGAATTAATATTTGGTCACTTACTCACTGGAACAAACTACAACGACGAAGAAGAAAAAACCGTAGGAGGTCAAAATGGTTATGGTTCTAAGTTAACTAACATCTT